ACGTCTGACATCTGTCTGACGAATAGTATCTTTAGATACTATTAAATTATTATCTTTTTCTATATCTTTATCTTCTTTCTTATTCTTACTCTTACTCTGTTGCGTGACGTCACGTGAACTGTCACGTGACATATCTTGTTCAATTGCAAGTTTCTGCCGTTCTCTCTGTTTCTGTTTCCTAATTCTATTCTGTTCTCTGATCTTGTCCATGCCTTCGATATTCTGATGTTCTTCCCATCCTGGAATTGCAAGCATATTTCCATCTCTGGTAATCATTCCAAAATTTTCCAAAGCAGTCAATGCAAGTTGTATTACACTTTCATCAAAGCCAAGTTCATCTGCCAGCAGCTTTTCATTATATGGAATGTTTTCTGTCAGAAAGATAAGCCCATTAGCATTGCATCTTCCGGCCATTGTCAGAAGCATAACCCAAATAAGAACTATGTTGTTTCCTTCTGGAAGCTTTCTGATATGACCGATTTTAACATTATTAAACATCTCTGTTTCAATTTTGATCCAGCTTACTTTAGCCATTTATCTATTCCTTTTCTCCCCAATCTAATTTCTGTCCACACTTATCGCAATATTTCCCTTTTGATTTCAGTTTCAACCGTCCGCCGCAGGTTGGGCAGACAATAATATTACAATTTTCATAAGCAAGGCTTGCGGTATCATCTGGTTTTGTTTTATCAATTGGCTTCCTTGGAATCTGTTTTTCCAAATCGTCCTCATCAATATCGACAGTTTCCAGATCTGCGAAATCACAACACATTGCGAATCCGTCAATCATTTTCTTTTTAACTCCAAATACCTCTATCATGTGAGAATTATTTTCCATGATTTTTATTACATCTGACTTTTTAACATATTCAGCCATTCTCCATCTCCTCCAACTTCTTCTCAGCTTCTTCGCGGGTAAGGAATATTGTCCTGCCAATATCACTTTTGAAACACATTAACTCGCCGCATTCTCTATCAATTACTTCCAGATTGTATGACCTTGTTGTTATGTCAATTTGCGTTACTGTTAATTCGATAACGGGATTTTTAGCACCCTTATTAATCCTGAACATTATATCGCCAACCTTGCACGGCAATCTCACAAGCAAGCCCTGTTCTTCTGAATTTCTCCACGCTCTAATTTCTTTTGCCATTTCTGCTTTAGACATTTTTAAAGGCTTAAATTTAGGCTTTAATAATTCCTCTCCTGTCCACCCACTATTGATTCTGCCTGTAAAAGCATTTTGTGAAATTCCAATTTGTCTTGCCCATTCAGAAGTTGTTTTCGTTACCCCGTTTATCGTTACATAATTATTATTTCTTCTATTGTTCGCCTGTTCTTCTGGTGTTGCCCACCGACAATTATTAGGTTCGTAATTTCCATTTACGTCTATTCGATCAATGCTGCGCCCTTCTTCCCATCCATTTTCAACTGCCCATTTTTGGAAATTGCTATGTCCTTCTTTTTTATCCATCCACTCGTCACAAACTTTAATGCCACGTCCACCATAATCTTTATAAAATTTTTCTTCTGGATTATAGCAACGTCTTTTCATATCGCAAAGCTTTTGTTGCAAAATATGTCGTTGCTTTTCTGTTAATCTCTCCATCTACTTCACCTCTTTCATCTTCTCCACCGCCAGATTCAACGCCTCTATAAATTCATCATTTAACGCTGCACGGTCTGGATTCTCGATAAAATTTTCAAGGGTATCAATTGCTTTCTCTTCTGGCGATAAGACTGTAGCTTTGCCCGATGCCGCAATTTCGAGAAGTTCATCAATATTGTCTTTCCATTCAGATATATCGCACAAATTACACTTACACTTATTGTTCTTTTTGTTCAATACGCATTCCGAACAGTTACGTCCATTGCAGTTGCCTAAATCAGCAATTCTATCAGCAAACTTTCTCGCTGTCATTCCTTTTTCTCCGAAAAGTTCTGACGCTTCGTAGAAAGCAAAATTTGCGTCAATATATGAATTATGAACAATACTTTCATCTTTGAAAATTTTTAAAATATTTGGAAATGTTTGTTCTTTTAACGGTCTACAATAGTCTCTTCCTTTCCACGTAATTCCCTGCTTTTCAGCTTCTTTAAGTAATTTCTCGTTCTCTTCTGGTGTTCTAACAAGCACGCATGTATTTCTTAAATCAATCATCATAATTCCCTCCTGTAATCTCATCAATACATTTATTCCAGCCGATTTTATAGCTCGGCGGTTTGCCTCCTACTTTAAAATACTCGCCGTTATAAAACCCAGTTACTTTCATTTTCTCCGGCAATGGCTTCAGTGGGCACCAATCAGGTCTAATACTCAAATCTGTAATATCTCTATTGTTTACTCTACAGAACGGGTGAAGCACTCCGCTGCGTAAAACGCATAAAGCACAATATTTTGGTGTATCTATCACTAATACTGATTTACTCATGATTCCTCCTCAAGACAACAATACACTATTGGATAGCCAGTATCACAATCACAATTGTTATAATCAATGTCTTCCAATGCTTTACTTTTTGCTATTTCCTCGGCTTTTTCTTTTGTATCGGCTTCAATATCGTCATAATCAATTGATAAGCTCATTCCGACGCTTACATACCATTTACTCATCTCATTCCTCCTGTAATAATTCTGGATTGTCGAAGATATTGCCAACCACTTCAAAATGTTCCAGATCAAACTCATCAAGATACTGTCTGTCTGTGCTATTAGCTTCGCGTGTTACAAATCCGGCAACGCCCCATTCAACGGTTTCATATGTCGCATCTTCTGGGTAGGATTCGTCCAAATGAGCCATCAGAATATCATTTTCCCAAATTTTCTTCCCATTCTTGTCGCAAAGTCCTGTAAACTGGCAGAGGGTTTCTGGGTCAACTTCAAGCCACCTAATTACAGGAGTGCAAAAACCTTTAAACGCATCAATACCAATAGATATACCGATGCCAATGAATGTCTTGCCCTTGCATTCCGCATAGCATCCCTCAATCCATTCGCCACTGCCATCCCGCTTTGCCTTGAAAAGAATTTCTCTCATTCAATCCACCCTCCTTCACAATTTTGATTAAATCATCAATAAGTGCATCAGAACAATCTTCACTACATATTGTTTTTTCATCATCATTGTATTTGCATAATTTACAATCAAAATTTGCTCTTCTGTGTTCAATCTGCTCCACAACCTTGTCCACATTAAAAGCTGTAAACTGCCTGTTGACACAATCAATAAACTCTTTCTGATCAGAACTAATGCTATTTCCAATATCCCATATTTTAATATATTCAATTAAGTCGTCCGCATCAATTAGTCTGCTCATATTTTATTCCTCCCACACTCCCAATAACCGCATTCTCTCATACAGTACAGCGACGGTCTTGCGTCTGTATCCGTAGAAGTCTTTCGGGTTCATCGGGATATATCTTTCTTTGCTGATTTTCCTGTAACTTTTCCGGTGTAGGATATTCTCGATAACCATATCTGCTATCACCGTGTTCTTCGGGCAAGCTGACAAGGCGGCACCGGAAAGCAGGTATCCGTACTCTGCCGGGAAGTCTTTCAGCATCGTGTTTAATTTTTCAATATCTTCTGCCGGAATACCGTAGTCTTTCAGCTTCTTATTCCTTGTCAGCATACCGTTCTCCTTTCTAATCGTCTGGGTGGTGCTTGTCGTACATGATCGCTACGCATATAAGACCGGTTACTCCGAATATGGTTCCAAGTACGAAAGCTGACAATAATGCAATCATACCTTAATCCTCCGTAACATAATCTTCGCAATCTTCTGCGTATTCGTAGCTGTCCATCATATCGCACCGGCACTGACAGGAATCCTGCTTCTCACAGCAGATACAGCACTCTGTTTCGTCGTCCGGACAATCTAATTTACATCTTCCCATTAATCCAATCTCCCTCTTTCTCGAAGTAAATGTATCTGCTGTTTTTCTTGACCGGTTCTGAAGTATCAATGCAATACTTTATCTCAAGCAAACCTTGCCAAGATTTGAGCTCTTTTAATTTAACCTTGAATCTGGTGTAGGTCTTGCCATCCTTTTTGAAAATTGACATTTCCATGTTTAATCCTCCTTTCGTATGATTTCCTTTACGCATTTTCTACAGTAACAGCCTTCAAGCCCTTCTATTCTGTACAGGAAACACATCCAATTTACGTTCCAGATCCCCTTGTCATTGCACCTCTTGCAACTACCTTGCCCCTCGCCTTGGCATTGCGTTATTTTCACCATGTTTAATCCTCCTTATATGGTTCTGGCAGTGGCATCCATGCTGTGACTTTCCAATACGACCTAGCACCAGTTAGTTCCCAGCGCTTCAACTTTCTTTGAAATTTTGCATAGGTTGAACGATATATTCTTCCGTCCATGCAAGTCACTTGATACGTACCGCTTGCTTCTGGTAATCCCTCACTGACCGGAATCCAACCATTTTCTTTCTCATCTTGTTCCAGATCGTCTTGAAGCTGTTCTATCATTTCCAGAACACCACTTGCCAAAATCATCTGGTGGTCATCCGCAAGTTTCTTCATGAAATCATGATAATCCGATAATCTGTCTTTGATATGGCTCATACTTCCACCTCCTCATAAGTTTCTCTGAATATATCTGGCTTACACGGATAAAATTCACCGCAAGCACCGCGGATGATATAATCACCAATATTCGCCAAATGTTCGCCCTCAAGCGTCTTAATAACCAGACCGCCTGGAACCTTCCAATGGTCAATATAGAAATTCTTACCTTCTGCCGACATGTACTGGTCCGTACACTGATAGTCCGTCAGGAAATCGAACATTTCTCGATGATTTGTACCAGTCCACTGTACTGCATCAATTACAACTGGTTTCTTTCTGTACTTCATACAATCACCTCACTATCCTCTGGCTCTTCATTAAGCATTTTATATATGCGGCCAGAATGAAATGCCTTTCTTAATTTTTCATAATTAATTCCAGTAAGATCTGAAATTTGAGAAATTGTCATTGGCTTTCCTTTGAATTCTACAATCAAATTATTTCTTTTATTATTTCCTTGTATTTTTGCATCCACCCATCTACAGTTGTCAGGCGAATATCCATTATTATTATCAATGCGATCAATCGTTAAATTGTCTTGATACCCATTCTCTGTTGCCCATTTATAAAACATCATAAAATCATGCCATTCTTCACAAACATATATTCCACGACCGCCATAATCAATATATTGTGGGTGATCTTTGTGCTCGCATCTATATTTCATATTGCGCCAGATGTTATATATCCTTGTATGCCTTAATCCGTGTCTTATAGCTTTTTGCCTTGCAATATCAACGCTTAAGCAACCGCACGATTTTGTTCTTCCTATTTTGAGCGCGTATGCTTCTACGGTTTTTGTGTTTCCGCAATCACATTGGCATATCCAATATGTTCTATTGGTATCGTCCGTTTTTTTTCGCTTTATTACTGTTAATCTCCCGAAACGTATTCCTGTTAGGTCTACAAACTTACTCATATTTCATTTTCTCTTTATCCTGACTTCTGATTAACATTTCGCGTCCTCCTCATCACTTATTCTCCTGTTCCACTGTTCTACGGCTTCTTCCTCTGTTTCTCTCCAGCGTTCCACCATTCCATCGCATTCTGTACAAGCTACAAGATATTCTTTTTTTGAATCGTTATATTCATTAATCAGCATTTCTGCCTTTCCTCCGCAAAACGGACACGGTTTTAATGGTTTTAATTTATCCATTTTCCATCCTCACTTTCCCCATGTAAGCAACTGACACGCTATTGTGCAGTCTTCCATGATTTTTAAATAAAATCTTTGATATTCATTTGTGGGTTTCTTTCTAAAACAATCATTTCATCTTTAGCTCTCTGATAGAAATTTCTATCAATCTCAAATCCATATGCGTTTCTGCCAAGTTCCATGGCTGCTCTCAATGTGCTGCCGCTTCCGCAGCATGGGTCAATCACTACATCGCCAGGATCAGTAAATATTTCAATTAATCTTTTTAGAACTGCTATTGGTTTTTGTGCGGGATGAATTTTAGGAATATCCTTTCCGTCTTTTTCCCACTGAAACCAGTTAAAAACCATCTTTCCAGTGCCTCGAATAGTCTTTCCGTTTTCATCCGTCTGCGCTCCATTTCTGAACTTTGGAAGCTTATTTCGGTAAAATACAAGTGCGTATTCTGTAGCCCCTACCACACGCATGTTAGCTTTTAGTACCTGTGGGCTGTAGTTTTTAATAAACACAAGCGGTATGTAATGAACAAATCCATGTTTCGCAGCAGCATTGATCAGAGTTTGAATTTGCTCAAATGAACAAAATACGATCATACACGGTGCGTCTGAACTTCTTCCTCTTACCCCTGCCTTTTTAGGCTCTTTCCTCAACATCTTTGAACAAAAATGAAAATATTCATACAAATTAAAGTTGAAATCAGAGTTGAAAGCTGCTTTTCCAGCTAATTTACTTTCGCCGTTCTTATTATCTCCGCCCGTGTACCACATTGGATTACTGCCATAAAAATTGTTTCCAACATTGTAAGGTACATCCGCAATTACAAGTTGTGCTCTTGGAATTGCATATTTTTTATAATTCTGCATAGAATCACGATATATTTCACATTTTAAATTCATTTTTTTCTAAGAAGCCCGGTATACCCTTGCCCCGGCCGGAGGCTGGCTCCTTTCTGTATTATTTGTTATTATTTAGCTCTGCATTGGTATTCCTATTCAATTTCATTCAACATCATTCTTAATTTTCCGTAACATGGACAAATCCTTGTGTTATCGAAAATATCTCGCAGCAACACACAATGCGGATAAATCGCATCGACCTCATAAATGCGTTCCACTTTTTCCTCTCCGCGTTCTGTATACTTGATACGATTCCCTTCGCGGATCCCGTATTTTTCTGCCAGATACACTCTCAATTCTTGAATCGTTATGGCATTATTCCTCATCTGAACATCAACTCTCATTTTTTCTCCTAAAAACCGATTTTATCTTCACCATCGAGGATTTCTTCATTCTCATCGTCAAAATCGAAATCTGGCGTTTCTTCTACATCAGTTACTTTCCATTTCAACATGTTCTTTCCCCGCTCAACCAGTTCTGCCCTCTGCTCTTCTGTCAGTTTTCTAGGGGCTCGTAAATTTGGCACGTATTTTCTCGGAACATGAGCGAAAATCGAGCCATCTTTGTTAATTGCGATAACCTTCACATCTTCCGGGTTTTCTTCTTTCAGTTTAAGCGTTCGATTCTTTAAAGTACTTCCGTTGTACGCCGATACCTCAGCATAATCACTTCCGCGTATCCATGCGATACTACATTCATTGCAATTTTCTGCCATTATTTTCCCTCCACTTTTAATATTTTTCTCAACTTCGATGTGAGTAAGTCAAACTGTGCAAGCATGTCTTTGTCCTTATGCTTTCTAACAGTGATATCGTCTTCCGAATCATCCAGGTAATATTCACCATTGATAGGCTCTCTATAGTCTATTTTTGATTTGAAGTCCCACCCGGAAAGGCTGAACCTTTCAACAGCTTCTTTCCGGGTAAGCGTATCTACGAACGTCCCATCCAAGGTGTACAGATCGTAAAGCTTCATCTTTCACTCTTTCTTACCAGCCGGTATTTTCTGTGAGAATTGCTCCCCGAAAATTCAATCAGTCCATCATCCGCAAACTGGCGTAAATGCCTCTGGACTGCACTGGGGCTTAAGTCCAATTCCTCAGCTATCGTTTTAATCTGTGGCATTTCGCCTTTGCGTTTTTCGTATTTTACGATGAAATAATAAATATCTTTACGATTCTGCTCGTATTCCTTATGTTTTCTGCTCTCTATTTCACGTATAGTCATTTCTCGTAGTTCCTTTCATCAAGCATTTCTCTAAATTTCTCAAAAGCTTTGATTGAAGTTTTATTGTGCTGCTTTTCTGGCTTCAGGGTAATTTGCAAATGAGTATCAATGATATGTGATAAATCACGGGCCAGAGTTTTCTTGCCTTGTTGGATGCCATCACGATATCCTTTTGCCGGTCGGTAATCAGCAATCTTTTCTTTCCCTTCATCCTGTCCACCGCCAGTCTTGTTTTTTACAATCCACCCGGCATCAATGGCTTTTTGGATGTATTCTCGTTCTTTTTCATCAAGCTGTGATACCGGACAGTGAAAGAAGTCAATCTTGTAACCGCTCTTATTCTCTTCCGAATACAGCCCATGTGCTTTCATGGAACGATCAATATGTTGCTCGTATCCTGACATGTGTTGTGCCAGTCTGGTAAGAAGTTTTACTGACTGCCCGATATATCCATGAGTTTCGTTACGCCAGAGTATATATATTCCGGTTCCTTCATCCAGTTTCGGATTTACTTTCAGAAGTTTCTTCTTATTGCTCGATTCAATGGCTTTCGCCTGTCTGAATTTCTTGTAATCCAACCGAAGCTACATCCTTTCAAGCTGGTCTACGATTCTTTTGCATTTGTCCTGCACGTCTTTTAACGACTGGAACTTACACTCTTCATTTGTACTTTCCCACAGGCCTTTCATTATCGAAAAGCTCATTTTGAAGTCTGGATCATCTCCGAAATACTGCTTTGCAGTTTCGATGTCGTATCCGTCACCGAAATGCGCACAGTCGAATCCGATCCACCATGTATCCTCATCATCACAGCAATTCAGCTTAGATTCAGAATAAGTGATTCCACCATGGCATCTGATTGAATCTAAATTAGCTCCGTGCTTGGCTAACTTATGTGTTTTCGGGATTCCAACATATCCGCACCGGTATGCACCAGGCATGAACAAGACTACACATGGATGTCCTTTGTAGTTGAATCTTTTTTCTAAAACTGGTTTCATATAATCACCTCCTAAAAGTAATCATCGTCGTTGTAATCTGAATCATCATCGTATTCATTTTCGTAATACCCGTTTTCCATAATTCCTTTGAATGCAGATATTGCTTTTGCGAACCTGCCACGCAGAACCTGTTCTTTCTGTTCGAGATCATCAATAACTTTTTTTCTTTCTTCGATCTCTTTTAAAAGCCCTTTGTTCTCTTCTTCAAGATTATATCTGGAAATGCGTTTCATGGTCGTTGGGTCAAGTTTTACCGCTTCTTTCCCTGTTTCAAGATATATAACAGTTGGTTCATCCATCGATCGAATAAAACGCCTTTCGTCATCATCTAAAAATGTTGCTTCAAGCATCTGTTTTTCTGGCTCTTTGAGCATAAAATGTGTTACACCAAAACACATCATCTCTTTGTCGTCATAAAAAATAAGTTGTCCTTTTCCCATGATTCACCTCTCTTAGCTAAACGGTAAATCCGGATCGTAAGCCGGTTCAACAAATGTGTCACTTGCCGGTGCTGACGGTGGAACTGCGCCGATGTTTTCAGACCGGTTACTTTTGCCCTTGCTTTCCACAAACTCATGTGTTTCTACCAGACAGTCATTTGTGTAAATCTTCTTTCCATCAGTGTCCGTATAGTTTCCGGTCTGCCAGCTGCCGATGACTGCAATTTTCATTCCCTTATACAGGTATTTTTCAGCAAACTCTCCATTTTTACCAAGCGCAACACAATTTATGAAATCTGCTTTCTGCTCATTATCTTTACGATACTGTCTTTCTACTGCAAGAGTGTATCTGGCAATGGTTATGTTATTGGTTCCGGTACGTATGTCCGGGTCTTTCACTAATCGACCGATCAAAATTACTTTGTTCATGTTATTTCTCCTTATAAGCTTTAGGCATCGGCATCCACGCCGAAACCGTATATTTTATCTCTCTTCCGACTCCAACATCTGCCCATTCGCCGTTTCCAATGTATCTCAGAGATGTTGGCCATTCAGCGCCCTTGATCGTTACCGTATACTGCGGAAGTTCCTCGATATCAACATCTTCGTCTGGCTCCGGTGGTAACATTAATTCTGTCGGAATCCATTCAATCACCGGATTATAGGATGCGAAACATTCCTTTGCCTTTTCCAGTGCATCATTCCATCCTCTGTCGTACAAACTGGATATTGGAGAGATTTCCTTTTTGATTTTGTCCAGAACATTAATTAAAATCTGCATCCTGTCACTCCTTTTTATCCTCGTAAAAACTCAAGTAATCAAACCACTGGTCTTTGATAAAATGCCCGATGATTTTTACTGAACTTCCCCATCCCTTTGTTGCGACCCGAACATGCTTTCCTTTTAAATCCACAAGATCTTCAACGCCAACTACATCCATAATTCGCATGATTGCTTCCATTCCGGAAGCAGAACCTTTAAATTCTTTGGCTCCCAGATATCCATGTCCAAGAACATAGCCGCCGTAAACGACTCCCCATCCGCCACCGTTCAGCGTAAGATCAAGTGAAAGTACTCCGTGATCTCTGAAATTTAATGATACATTTGTAATCTCAGCGTTTTGAAGCTTATATCCATCCGCCAGTAAAAGTTCTTCTGTCCATTCTTTCAATTTTATTCCTCCTCGTAATCATTACAGTACAGCGATCCGTAATCCCAAGCTAATGTGCAGCAATTACGAAATCTGCATTTGCTACAATCTGTCATTTCCATATTTCCTTCTCCTTTCAAAACGGAAACAAATTCAGATCAACTTCCAAACCGGCTTTTCCAATCTGAATCAGAACATCATCACCGACAACTTCTTTAACTTCTTTGAACATTTTCCCGGCATCCGAAGCATCACCGCTCAAATGTACCAGTGTTACCGTTTTAAGCGATCCTGTGCAATTTTTCTCAATGAATTGCTTACAAGTTGACAAAGAACAATGCCCGGTGATCTGGTGCTCCCACTTCGGGTTGCTTCTATCTATCAGTTCCTCGCAGTAATTGCAGCCGATAACCAGGTGATCGAGTTCCATTGATTTGAATTTGTATCGGCAATACTCAAAGTCTGTCAGGTAAAAAAGCTTTCCCATTTCTTCATGTTCCACTAGATACCCGAAGTTCGGACACGGCTCTTTATTTGCAGATGTATGCGGCAGGCTGAACGGAACTGCGCTGAACGAGCCGATTTTGAAGTATTTCTTTTCAGCAACAGCTTTTATAGTTCCGTCCGTTATGCCTAAGTTTTTGATTGTTTCTTGCCCGGTATAGACCGTGATTCCGGCGTTCATGATTTCATGAATAGCTTCGGTGTGATCACCTTAACCATGTTCATGTGAAAGAAGCACACCGGAAATATTGTTTATCTGGTAGTCAATCCCTCTGAGGATTTTCTTATACTTGCATCCGCAGTCAAGAAGAACAATCTCGCCTGTGCTTGACTGCAAAGCGTAACAATTTCCTTTCGTACTTCCTGTTGAGATTACTCGCATGAACAAATGGTATCACCTCTTTTCTTTCCATAAAATTAATACCTATTATTTTATAATCCCGATACATTTAAAGCTGCGGCAATTTCTTTGATGCTATCTCTTATTTTTCGCGGAAGAACGTAGTCTCCATTTCCGTTTTTTAAATCCATTACATTGGGAAGATTTTCTCTAAGAAGTCTTAATTCGTATCTTCCCAAGAAAGTCGATTCCAATTTTGTTTTTCCTTCTTTTGGAAGAATGAATATTGGCTTGTTTGAAATATGTGCATACATAAGCATACTCATTGCCTCTTTCGCCTGTTCTTCTGTTGAGTAAGCAGCCATAATTGTTCCTTTTTCACTGACATCTGGAATGTATGCTCTTATGATATTTTCAGTTCTGCTTAATGAAGCATTTTCGTATGGGATATCAATATCTCCCGTCTGACTAATTAATCTCATTTCATTCTCCTTTCAATTTCCAAATCCATACTGTGGCATAATTTAATACAGTTTCCATGAAGCATATGATTCCTACATGCTCCATATTTTTCGTTAAATTTTTCCACTGGCATCTTTTCTTCGTTTACTGCACGAACCCATCTACGAACCTTTTTCTGAGTATTTCTTTTTCTGTCACCACGTAATTTTCTGATATATTTTCCCTCATCAGTCACGTAATGGTGGAATCCAAGATAACACAGTCCCATTCGGAACGGTACAATTTGCGATTTTGGGTTCAATTCCAGCCCGAGACTTTTAACCATCATTCGAATTGCTTCAATAATTTCTCTGGCGATGTCTTTTGTTTTGCACAACACATAAAAATCATCGTTATATCGTCCATAATATGGATTTCCAAACTCAATCGTTATCATCTGATCTATCGAATGAAGTAGTAGCAATGCATATTTCAGGTTGACCTGGTTCCCTAATGGCAGTCCTGGATTTCCTGTGCTATCAATAAATAAATGATTCAGCCAGATTGCAAAATCATCATCAAAATAGTAGTCAAGTACGTCTTTCATTATTTCATGATCTATGCTGTAAAAATATTTATGAATATCACATTTTACAATCCATCCATTTATTCCATTCTTTTCATAGAAATCCAACATCTGCTCCTTTAAACCGTCCATTGCCATATGTTGTCCTTTTCCCTGTTGTCCAGCGGTATTCCATTTAATCAGAATTTTTTCAAGCTTCGGTGTCAGAATGTAATCAGAAAAGCATCTCTGTACTACTTTATCCTTAAATACACATGATTCTATCGTTCGCTCTTTTGGCTCGTGGATTTGAAACTTATTATATGGATTTATGGTATACGTTTGGCTTTCCAACTGTTCTTTTAGAAGGTGAATGCCTTCAAGAGATAAATTAGAAAACCTTGCAGTGCCTGAGTTAAATTTTTTACCGCTTTTAACCTTCTTGTAAGAACGATATAAATTTTCAAAACTTGCCACAATATCTTTATCCATTTAATTTCTTCCTTTATATTTATCCATTCCGGAAAGGTTATGCATTTACTTGTATCTTTACTGATTTCAGCTTTGCGCTTACTCTGTCTGCCTGTGATCCAGGTTGGGCGAACACCGTTACTGTTGTTGTAGTTATTGCTGTTGATGTTGCCGGAAGGCGAAACAACGGTATTGCAACGCATAACCCAAGTTGTTACCTGTTTCTGTCTTTTGTTCTCCATGAAATAGTCATGTACTTTATATCTTTGACCATTTGCGACCATGACTCCATTCCACCGGAGTTGATAATTCCTAATTCATATGAAAGTTCTATAAAGTACATCAACTCATCACAATGAGTAATGGCTTTCGTTTGAAGCTCTAATCGTTCTCTTTTATAATCTTTCAGATCAGTTCGGTTGGCTTCAAAAAGCAGTTCGTAGATTTCTAATGCTTTATTTTGCATTTTATCTACAAGTGAAAACCTGTATTTCTTCGGGTATCGTCTGGCATTGCTCGTAACTATTAATGTATGCTTTGCAAGCTGCTTAGCTTTTGTTATTACCTTTAAATCTTCGTTTGTCATTAATCATCACTTCCCAATTCAAAGATTGAAGAAGAAAAGATACAAACCGGGCGAACACCGCAACTGTAGTCGTAGTAATTGCAGCTGACGAAGCCGGAAGGCGAAACAACGGTAAGTGTTGAATTGTAATCATTTACTGGTGTACTCCATGGCGTAATCAACCACCACCATTTCGGCATGTTCGGCAGTAATTTACGATATTTCCGGTACTCATCCACAGTCAAAAGTGAAATCTTATCTTCGCAATGTCCGTATTCTGTCTGCCCGTCCAGAGAAAGTAAATCACGATCAAATCCAATGACTGCATCCTCTCCTAATTCGTCCTCAATCTTTTTCAAGAATTTAGTGTTTAATTCTTCTCGAAGTTTACTTGAAATCCAGTTATTTGAATCCGAATCAAATGCTCTTTCTTTTCCATCGAATCCATTCAAAACGGCAAAATATCCTTTTTCTGTCTTATCCAAAATCATCCATTCCATTCCGGCGATTTCTACTGTTTTACCGATTTCCGGTTTTTCCATATGCTGCTTTTTATATTCAGCAAATTCTTTGTTGATCCGGTTTAATTCATTTTCAAAATATTTCAGATTTTTCTTCATTTTCATTCCTCCACTTTAGATACAAAGAGATTGGATTTTAAGATACAAACTGGGCGAACACCGACACAGTCGTAGTAGCCATTGCAGCAGATGAAGCCGGAAGGCGAAACAACGGTAAGCGCATATTTCCATCCTCTTTCCACTGTGCTCCATGCGGAGCAAGTCCAATAGGAATCATCCAATTCATCATTTGGCGTCAGTTCTGTGTATTTACGCGCTTCATCAAACGTCAGTGGTCTAACTTTGCATTCCGTTTCTCCGATTTTCTGTCCATCCACGGTAATCAGATCTGATATGTCAGTTTCGATATTCTCTTCTCCAAACTCTTCTTCAAAATCTTTCAGGATTTCAGTATCACAGAGTTTCTTCAAGGATGATTTGTTATAGTCAGTTGTATCATCATCAAATTTCACATTCTCTTTCACGAATCCGAGTGAAATGATCTTGGTATGCTCTGTGTACTGTTCCAAGACCTTGTATTTTCGCTTTCCGGTAGTCTGGAAGATATCTCCCGGATTAAGCTCGGATAATCTCACCCTGCATGATTTTTCCTGTTTTTCCAGAAGTTCAACCAGTTCCTTTGCTTTTTTTAAAATTTCGTTATTGTTCATTTTTGATACCTCCCTATTTTGCTGTAAACGTAATCAACAAGTTAATAACGTTGAGAATAACCAGTGTAATCATCATCGGCAATGTTTCTTTCTTTGCGAACGCATAAACTGTTGCAATAATCCATGCGATAAGTGAAATTGCAAACATGACAACCAAACACGAATGAACCATATCACATTTCCTCCTGTTTCATAAAATCCGGAATCTCTGGTTCTTTGCCTGCTGCCGGGACCGGTTCTTTCTCTGCTGTCTGGACAGTTTCTGCGACCGTTGGCTGCTTCGGCTGTTCCTCGATTGCCATTGGCTCTGGGATAAATTCTTCGGTGTTAGCGTTCTGCTCGATATCATATGCAACATCAGCTGCAAAAGCGTCATCTTTTGAAACTGTTTCTGTATCATTGTCTGCTTCCTGTACAAAAACATCACCATGAGTGTTGATGATCTGCTTTAAAGCACGATTGACAACAGTTTTCTTCGCCATCTGATCAGTGAATTTCTGGTGTGTGCCATTCCCATTTTCCTTGTATCCGAAGCCCTGTGACCAAGATTGTTTAATCTGTTTGATATTCATTACTTCCAGATGTTTCGTTCCATCTTCCATCAGTACAACTGCGTACGCTCCAAGGATTTTTTCATTATCAATGTTCATAAAATCCTGTTCGTGAGAATCCAAAACCTTATTTCCATCTTCAATATGATATTTGAATTTATCTCCCTGGTAGATGATCTCCGCGTGAATATCTTTCATTCCGTATCTTCTGGCAATCGTCATGTTTCCGAAATATGATCTCTGAAACTGACACTGACCGCTGTAAGCGATGAAATACCCCTGCTTCTTCTGCACCGAAAGTCCCAGTGTCGCCATGTTCATAAGACTGTTTGCGATGCTAATCTGGCTACAAGACTCCAGAATTGGTTTGTTATTCCTGTCTTTTGTTTCTTTGAGCACCAAATACGCTCCCATAAGTGCATTGCTGAGATTGTAGTCTTTTGGAAAAGAAAGACCATATTTACATTTTTCTTCAAGCTGTTTTGTCAATCCGTCAATAAACTGATTGTTAATCACAACTGCTGCCTGCTGTTCTCCTGCTGTTGCTACCTGTGTTTTGTTTGCCATTTTAATTCTCCTTTTCTTTTCTAATGATTTCATTGCTTTTCTACACCATTGTATTGCTTTTCCTTGACTTGCCATTCATTTGCGATCTCATCAATGCGCTTCTATTCCACAGCTACGCCTATCGAAGCTCTTCCTTTGCGAATCTGTTCGAATTATTTTTAAATATTTTTCACACTTAACTCCCCGTCCGAAACTTTCAACAGGATCATCTGTGTATCTAAACCTGGAATCCTGTCCGAATTTACGCTTTCGGTATCATCAACCCAAACCGGAAGTCGTAAGTCGTTCATCTCCTGCAATCCCATCACAAGGTCAATGTCGCAAAGAATCCGGTCGCTGTGGTTCAGACCATTTGCGTAATCAATGCCGTTGCAGATCATCCGGCAAGTTTCCAACGGTTCTCCATCCTGCGTGTAGTCAAGGAACTGGAACTGAAAATGTTTGAAGTGCGGATTAATCACTGCTGCCAGTGCCTTATTCTTCTCAATGGAATACTCGGTCAGCTGATCTACTTTCTGCTGAATGTTCGCCTGCTTCTGTGAAAGCTTTTTCTGCTCTTCCTGCAACGCTTCAAGGTTATTAGCTTTTTCCTCAAGCCTTGCGGTCTGAGTTTTGATCTTAGCTTCAACATCTCTGAGTTTTGCTTCCAGAGAATGACGGTTGTTGCTTAATAAAATCCTGTCATTTTCACCGTTTCCGATGCCATTGAGACTTTCTTCCAGTGCTGAGATTTTGTCGCAAACTGCCTTGTATTCTTCATCGTCAGACATATCCGGTTCTGGAATCGGTTTTTCTGCTTCCTTTTCCGTTTCTGCGATTTCAAGTGCCAGAGACGTGATTTCTTTCTTGGTAGCTTCAATAGCTGCTTCTGCTTCTTTCTTAGTTTCATTCGCTGTTTTCAATCCCTCAGAAGCTTCGTTGCCATCCTCAGTGATCTGCTCCAGTTTGATGCGTTTATTTTTCTCAAACTGTTCTTTCTCTCCTAATTTTTTGGATATCCTGGACTGCTTATTAAACTCAAACTTGCGTTTCGCAGCTTCCACCTGTTCTTCCGGAAGTGCCTGTCCGCATGTCGGGCAAACAGCTGCTGCCAGATCAAACTCTTCTCCACGGATTGCAGTAAGTTCGGTATCGCCGTCCCACTTCTCTTTTAATGCTTCCGTATATTTCTTTTTAGCCTGTGCCAGTGCTACTTTGTGACGTTTAATTCCTTTGTTGGCGTGTTCCAAATCCATTTCGGCAAGCCTTAATTTGTTCTCGGCGTTTTTCTTGTCGGATTTCAGCGTATATAATAAGGAAGTTATTCTGTCATGGTTTTCTCTGGCTGTTTTACCTGCTTTCTCAACCAGTGCGTCCCTTGAACGCTTCAGCCCTGCCAGCTCAATAGAAATCCGGTCGTATTCTCTTGAAGCATCACTGAGTACTTTTTCCTGTTTCTCATTTTCCTTCAACAGGTCAAGAAGGTCGTCCCTCTGCGCCGGAAGTGTTTCATCACACTCAACCTGTCGGCTCTGCTCTTTTCTGATCTGCTTTGCGATATCCTCAACATCTGACTTGGCTTTTCTCAGGTCTCTTCTGCGGGCTTTTAAGATTTCTTCGATAGAATCTCCTTCCACACCTTCGTTCTTTATCCATTCATATTCCGGATGCTCTGCTCTGAACTGTGTTTCACTGAATCCTGCTATTCCTCCCAGTGTTTCCCTTGCTTTTGCTGTTGCTTTCTGGATCTCATTCAAAAACACTCTGGCGTTGCTGCACATGGCAATCGTATCGGGATCGGCAATCCTTTTAAGAATCTCCATATACTCGGTTTTGTTCCGCTTAATTCCATTTACGTAATATTCAACCGCATTGGACGATTTCCCCTTCTTGGTCTTTTTCTGGATAACGTACTCCGTTCCGTCAACGTCAATAATCAGTTCTCTTACCACCGGATCGTCAACTTCTTCACCGTCAACCTTCCGGCGGATATTGTTCGGAAGCGTTCCATCTGCCAGCTTTCCGGTCAGGACATCAAAATATGCATCCATCAGAGAAGTTTTACCCTGTCTGTTTCTTCCGGAAACTTCTGTTCTTCCGGCAAAATCAAATTCTCTTGCTTCAAATTTTTTGTAGTTTTCAACGCTCAGTTTTTTCAAAGTTACCTTTTCCATTTTTGATTTCCTCCATCTCCATTACTGAAACTTCGTATGCTGTTTTTCTGACATAAGAACCATCTGACTGCTTTTTCCAATAGTCACGGCTCTGCATACGGCCCTTTAATTTAACTTTTGTACCTACTTTCCATTCAGAAGCTTTCACCGCCAAGTCTCTCCATGAAATACAAGAAATGTATTCGGACCGCCTGTATCCATTGATTGCCACACAAACTTCGCAGATTGTTTTTCCTAATGGCGTTTTTCTCAGCACCGGCTTCTTGCAAATGTTTGCAGTCATTTCTACTGTATTCACAAGAAGCGTTCCTTCCGTGCTGACATCATATGCTTCCAGATACATATACTTTTTCTCTTGGTGGTCCGCTCTGACCCATTTGGAACGGATTCTTCCCGAAACCTTTATCCAATTCCATTCCCGGAATGTACCTTTAAGTCTGTTCGGGATTTCCACGATGATATCGTCCGGTGTTCCACTGAAGCGGTCACTTCTGACGACCAGAAAGCTTTTGCCCTTCCTTGGCTTAAATTTGACTTCTGCCGGATCAGTTACAAATCCGGTCAGTGTTGCTTTGTTTAAATCTTGCATTTTTGCTTTCTTTTTCCTTCCTTTTAATGTCGTGTACGAAGTCATTGATTTTAAGCATCACTGCCAGCCCGACTGTACTCATTAAGATATAATCCAACGCCAGAATTGTGAGTGCATCCAAATCAGTCACAGCCCAGCATACGGCAAAGAACACGATTGCCAGGCCAGAAACTCCGAACACTGCAAGCCCCTCTAAGTAAGTTCTCATTATTTTCCTTTCCCCAGTAACCCCATTGCCAGCACTGTAGTCAGCAAAGCAATGATTGCCAGATCTTTGTTTCTTGCTTCCTTCTCAAGGTCTTTGATGATCTCAGAAGCAAGTGTTTTGCCGGTTTCCTTAGTGATTTTAGACATTAAAAATGCCCTCCTGTGTTTTTATTTGTCAAATACAGGAAGGTGTGATATAATCATCCTGTATTTAACTTACTCAAGCTAAGTTAGATACGTGCTCCGGTTGGTGTTCCTGCACCGCCGGGGCTGCTTACAACTTAAATGCCTAACATGGCAGCCAGAATGTTTTTGTCGATGTAATCGCTATCTGAAGCATCAAGATAAGCTTCAACAGCTTTCAATCTGCCTGCCAACAGGGCATATTCTTCTTCAACGGTCTCCGGGACAAAATCCACGGAGCTTTCTTTTTCTACAGCCATCAATCTTCTTTCTCCTTTTCACAGTATGGACACGGGGCATTAATCAACAGGTTGTTCAGCACCGCTTTTACAGATACAAAGTTTTCTTCCATATCACGTAATACTTCACGCACGTTGTAATATTTTCTGCTTCCTTCAGCCGTTGTGATGCCGACGCATATCGTGCGATATGTTCCTAACTTTTCACTGTTGAAAGTATTACATTCAAAACACACACACGCTTCTGGAACTGTGTCCTGTGCTTTCCGGCACATTCCGTATAAGGTATCAGCATAAAGGTTAAATTTCTCTGCTTTCGTCATTTGTCCGCTCCCATCCCGGCGTTTACCGCCTTGAAGATCATCTGTTTTGTTTTTTCCTCTCCGAACGCTTTCGAAAAGGAACTGTAGGTACGAGATATGATCTCCGAAAGATCGTGGATGACTTCATTTCCCGCACCGTTGATTGATACGTTTCCTTTTTCACATTTAATCATCTGATTTTTACCTCCTGATTGTGCATCTGATTTATGATGCTGCTATCTGTTCAATCACCGGAAGAATTCCGTTCTCTTTCAACGTCTCATAAAGAAAGATTCTTCCTTTCTGTGACCACATGGTATTCATCTTCACATCCGGTCTGCCATCTGATCTCACAATGTCAACTGTTTTGGAATGCGTATATCCCATTCCGTGATATTTACTGTATAATAACCACTGGTCGCTTTGCTTATACTGGATTCCCAGATCATGAAGGACTTCATTCATCCTTTTACCGGACATTCCATAATCTTTTGCAATCTGGGTGATTGTTACAAGCCCTGGATTATTCAAGATTTCATCGTAGTAGTCAGCTTTCGGTTTTAATTCTCCGATGATCTGATTTTTCATATTAACTTCTGTTGACAGCGACTTAACAGAGTCTTTCAGCTTCGCAATCGTCTGGTCCGCCATCTTTAATGCTCTGGCAAATACCTGTTCCGGCGTGTTCCAGGCTTTTTCGAGATCGATGAGATACTGTCGGCATTCTTTTCCTTTTTCAGTTCTACTCATAAGGCAAATGTGTTTCGCCATATCTACTGATAAAGAATAATCCTGTATTTCTCTGTGCGCTCCGTTATTTACAACCGTACCTGAAAGTACACTTGTAAAATCTTCGTTTTCAACGAATCCCTGAGAGTTTGTTTCGAACCATGCCGAAAATCGCTTACTGATTTCAAGAGAGTTATATAAATCTCTTGCTGATACAGTCGGTTCTTCGCCATTGTAATTAATTGGTATTAATTCGCTCATGCGTCTCCTTTCTGTGGTATACTCTCCTTATGGAAAGGAGGTGTTTGTTTAATGGTGTATTCTGGTTTTTGTGTAAAACAGAACAAGGATTATTTTGTCGAATTTACTCAAATTTCCGTTTCTTCTTTAGAAGATAAGAGTCCAAAATCTATTAACGGAAGATTAAAATGTAAATATGCCGGTTTTACAGGTTGTTGTAATCGTGCCAGCGATTGTTCAATTCTGCAAAATCTCAGTAAGTAATCCTCACGGCTCTCTGAAATATGGGAGCCTATTCTTTTGTGCCAAACTCAACTGGCATTTCCTGTCCTTTGAATCTAATGCTTTCGATTTCTCCGATGCCTTTCTGGTTCACCTGTAACAGTTTTAAATCCGTTGATAAATTTAAAGCATTCAGATCAATGGAAAGTGTCGGCATTGAGTTCCCAACCTCCTGCTTCAGTTCGAAGCTTCTTACTCCCTCAAGTCTGTGGCCGTCTACAAGGATTTCTGTAAATACTCCCTGTTCCTGCTCAACCTGATGGATTTCAATTTTTGATGCTTTCATGTGTCTCCTTTCTAGTTAAGAACTTTGAACTTTTTCTTTGAAAAAATAGTCCTGTATATCATCAGCAGAAAGTTCCAATAGATTGACTGCTTTGCAAATATCTGACTGTTTCCAAAACAGCTTTCCGTTGAGTTTCAGCGATAATGTACGTTCTGACCATTCCATAGCATTCGCAAAGGAACTCTGACTATCATATTTTTCAATGATTCTTCCCTTGAGCTTACTATAATCAAATGCCATATTCCACACTCCTTTCGGTTCAATGTTTTGAACTAATTATAATATAGCACTGCCTATGCACTAAGTCAATACATATTTTCAATATTTTTAACTTTTTTGTTTTGAGGCTTGAACTTTTGTTTCATGTGTGATATATTATCATTAGAAAGCGAAAGGAGTATAATACAATGGAAAAAGTTAGTTCATCAGAAAGATTTAAGACTTTGATGGACGAACGTAATCTGAGACAGGTTGATATTCTCAATCTTGTTCTTCCATATTGTAAGAAATACAATGTGAAAATGAATAAGTCGGATATTAGCCAGTACGTTTCCGGAAAGACAGAGCCTAGTCAAGAAAAACTGGTCGTCTTAGGGATGGCGTTAAATGTTTCAGAATCGTGGTTAATGGGATTTAATGTAGGACGTGCCAGAAAAGACACATCCCATCAGGCGAAAGAAGATTTTAATCTGATTTCAAAATTCTCATTATTAAGCGAACGTGACCAGAAAATTGTTTTAAGTCTAATTGATTCCATGCTTTCTAATTAAAAAAAGTGGGGCTTAATCGCCCCACTTCTCCAGAAACAGTTTTATAAATGTGTGCAGGTACTCTAGTGTGCCTGTTTTTTTTATTCCATTTATCATCTCGATAATCTCTTTCTTATAGTCCATAAAATAACCCTCCCTGTTTGCAAACTACTGCCTACATTAAAGTATATGCTCGATTAGCAGATGAAATGCTACGAACTTATGTTTGCATTATATCCTATAATATGTCTAATAAAGCGGAATAAGTGGGATGAAACAATATTTCCACGAGGTAATTGCCAATGGTATACCGGAATATTTACAATCGCATAGAAATTATTCGTGATAGCAAAGGTAAAATCATTCCTCTTTGGAGCAAAATAAAATACAAGCATAGGAATATGCTGCATCTGTTTCGTGACATTTCTTTTGACTGTTGATTGTCTGTGCATATGTTGTTCGGAACAAATGCTAGTACCTCTGTTTGTATATTCTTCTACGCATACCGATGAACTGATGATGTAGTTGACGTATAATATAATTCCGATAATGGCCAGAATTTGTTTGAATGTTTTCATTGATAACACCTCGAATTTTATTATATTTCACTATACTACTTGTGCTTTAAATGATATAATATATACAAATTTTACTAAGGAGGATTTACTATGAAAAAGCATTTAAAATTATTAGCGGTGCTTGGTGTCACAAGCATTTTGGTTTCATCCACTTCTATCCCGACGTTTGCAGAAGACTTTGTTTTATATGATGAAAACGGAGTACACGTCGAAACAAAAGGCTTAACAGAGTCGCCATCAAAAGGAACCATTGGTTTGTATATCGAAAACAATTCTGATCTGAATTTAGGTATTGCACCTTACGCTTATGCCATAAACGGCATCATGGCTGGTGGCGACCAATATGGTCTTAATTCTGCCGATGTTGCACCAGGTAAAAAAGCAAATTCTACTATAGAACTTACCAGTGCTTGGGAAAAAACCAATTTTTATAAAGATTATCAAATGGATGAATTGAGCAGCTTCGATATTTTGCTGTGGGCTTATGATAATTCAAAAAGCTTTAAAGCTTTCGATAGTGGTCAGGTGCATGTTGATGTAACTGGAGCCACGGAAACATCTTCACCTGTGTTAAGTAACGTCCAAAACATATATGATAAAGATGGTATTAGCGTTGATTTTGTATCATCAAAAGAGAACAGTTTCACGTTTTGCATCACGAATACAACTGGTCAGTATTTTGTTTACGATGTAGTTTCTGAAACTTATAATGACTTTACAACTTCCGATGTGAATTATGAACTGTGCAACAAATATTTGCTGAATAATTGTAAAACAATTATAACCTTAACTCCAACTGACGATTTCCTTTCAATGAACGAGATTTCTGAAATATCAAAAGTAGATTTCGCATTAACAATCAGACCGTTGGCTGAATATGAAGGTGAATATACTACAGATTTAATATCATATCAGAAGTAAAATATAATTTTCTCATATCTTTTATTTATGGACTGACTGCCGGATATTTAAGCACTTTTATTAACACAGGAGAGCAGCTTTGGTAAATTTCCGGCAATTCAGCCCATTTACAGTATTAAACTGCTGTAGTATAATATCTGTATAAATACTATCTACATTGTAAATTCTACAACATTTCACCGTAAAAATTGGTAAATTGAATAAATAGCATGTTTTCGCATAACGAAAAAAGGGTGTGATATAAATGCGAATAGCGATACTTGACGATAACCAGCTTGATATTGATTATTTCAAGGCAAGGGCTGAGTCATTTTTGAAGAAAAAGGGCGACAGAACGTACCAGATTTCAGAATACACTTCTGGTGTCCCTCTTGTGGATGATGTGAAAGACGGTGAATGGTTTGACTTGATCGTGTTGGACATCATTTTAAAAGACGGCGAAAATGGTATTGATGTAGCATATAAGTTACGTGGCTCTGGTTATTCCGGAAGTCTGATGTTCTGGACAGCTCATGCCGGCTACATGCGTGATGCTTTTGATGTTCAGGCAACACAGTATGTTATCAAAGGGCATGAAGATGGAAGGGTGTTTTCCGTAATTGATACTACACTTGGAAGATTGGAAGAACGGATGCTCACTGTAAAATTCAAAGGTGATTTCCACAGGGTTTTCTTTCGTAACATCGAATATATAGAAAGCCGTGGTCAAATGTGCATCATCCATTGCACGTGCAGGCATCAGTATGGTTTTTACCGGCGTCTGCATGAGATAGAAAAAGTTCTGGATCGGCGTTTTGTCCGGTGTCACCGCAGTTATATCGTAAACATGGATTATATCGCAAACATTGCATCTGACATCAAGATGATTTCCGGTGATATCGTTTCAATATCGCAGAACCGAAAAAGAGAAATAGAACAGATATATCAGGAATATCTCGAAGAATAAGAAAAGAGTCGGGTTTTTATGCTCAACTCTTTTCCTGACTGTCCACTCGTGCCGCTGCTAACAGCCTCGAATTGGGACATACAGCTCTTCCGTTCATGCACGGTGGAATCAGTCTGCACTATCAACTTGTGCTAGCCACACAGGGTGCTATACGTCATAAGTTCAATCCCTGTGCGACTGCTAACAGTATAACTTGTTCTGAAGGGAAAATCAATCAGAACATCATTTCGTGTTGGCTTTCATGTGCTCAATCACTCTCTTCCAGGTATCAATGCCGCAAGTTCCATTTGCCTTTACACCAACATTTTTCTGGAAAACTTTGAGGGAATCATATGTGTCATTCCCGAACTGTCCGTCAACTTCCACTCCCAGCATCGCCTGAAGCATTGCCACAGCTGTACCGGAACTGCCCTTTCTCAGAATCGGAAGTCTTGTCTGGAAGGTACCGGTAAGCGTAGTTGAAGGTGTACTTACTTTTGCACCGGTGGTAACAGCAATAGCCACGTGGTGATTATCGTTCAGGAGGATATCTCCTGCCTTTAAATAGTCACCAGATGTCAGATACTTACTATCCGTCAGTACTTTTGCGCCAGCAGCTTTCATTGCGGCTCTCATGTTTCGTGTCGTCAGATAGATGCTGACTGCCTTGAGCTTTGCGTTATTTAAGCGATACCCAGCCCCCTTGACAATAGCTGCTGTGCTCGCACTGCAATCAGATTCACAAGCTACCGTGATCTGCGCCGGATCGTAGTTACTTGCCTTTAAGTGCTGCCAGAACGAATACCGGTCATTGCTGTTTCCGGCTGTGCCCTGATCGTACCCGATGAGATTGTTCCGCGCCGCTTTTGTCGCCATATCTGCGATCATGGCTGCGATTTTGGCGTCATTGAATCTCAAGACACAGAGCCACGGTCTACTGTACCAGTTCATGATCCGATATTCTGTACCAGTCTGGTCTCCTGCTTTCCCACCTGCATACCTTCCGTTCTCATCATGTCCGCAGTTACTGATTTTTACCATTTTAGTTTCTCCTTTCTGTGCCGTTCCTCTATAATCCTTGTAGAACACATCCATATCAACATTTCCGCTGATACCGGATACTTTTCCTTTGCTGGAATACTGCCAGCCTACACCGACATTCGGACGCAATCTTTCCTGTACAGAACCATTATCGTCAGCCGGATATCGTGCAATCCAGCACTCATACTTTCTGAGTGCGTCAGTCAGAACGCCGTTGTACCAGTCGAGATTACAATAGATACCGACCTTATAACCAGCTTTCTTCATCCTTGTCAGAAATGCAACTGCAATGTTTTCGACTGCCTGTTTACCAAGCTTTCGCTGATTAGTCCACTCGAGATCATAGAACACCGGGAAGTCCAGTCCACGCCCGTTCAGTGCGGCAATCACATCCTCCGCTTCGTCAATCGCCTGTGCCGGTGTCAGAGCGTAACTGTACTTGTAACCGCCGATAAGGATTCCATTGCTCTTACATTCCTTGTAGTTGTACTCGAATGAGCCGTCAATGCCGGACCTCTGGTGTACTCTCAAGATTGCGAATTTAACGCCGGATTTAGCCACTTTTGACCAGTCCGGTTTTCCTTGATTGGATGATACGTCAATACCTTTAATTTCCAATTCTATCAACTCCTTTCATGAAACATATCCATCTGCTCAATTTGCGTCTTTGTAATGCCCCGGTATGGGAAGAGGAAGATTATGAAAAAGCATAAAAACATGTGATCATCTGATTTTTTGTCGATTTTATTGTTACGGTCCTGTCCGAATTACTGATGGTGATACCATCTGGAAGTGCTGATGTGGTCACGGTATAACCAATACTGGTAGAACCTCCGAGGTAGAAAGCAACCATCGTTTTCTCGATCATGATTAATCCATGTGTGGCAGCACGTACATTTTTGATAGTAAGCGATTCGCCAAATGTTCTTTCGTACCTCAGAAAGGGGTTACTATTTAGTTCATTTATAGCGCCGACAAGGGAGCTTTTGTTTGTGGTTGTTAAATTTGAAAGTATTTCCGCTGTATTAAAGTACTCCCACTTACTCCAATTCTTCGTTCCGTTTTTTCGCCGTATTGCAATTTTGTCCACTGCAAACGTAAAAGCAATCATTGAGTCATAGCTATCGTTGCCAAGATTCATTTGAATGACTGTAACAGCATTGGCGCCGCTAAAATTGTTAGGAAGATTTGTACTACCTGCCCTTGCTGAAAAAATCATTTTTTTAGGGGGGGTTGTCCAAATCATATATACCGACAGCCGGCAGACTACCATTTACTTCATTAATCGCCCCCAGTACTGTCTGGTTGTTCGTCTGCAAGTTGCTGATGACCGCATTGGTCAGTTTCCCAACAATCCAGTTCCAGATTCCGCTGAACGGTGAAAGCTTGTTTGACTTTGACGCCGCATCGTAAATCATCATTGTGTCGTTGTCCGCCGGTGTTGCTTTCTGTGTGTACTCATTAAATTTACCCATTACTGTGATCTCCTTTCTAATTCCTTGATACGTTTTTCTTGCTCATTAACCTTTGCGCTAAGTTCCTGTATGGCTTTAATGGCGTAGTTGAGAAGATACGGGCTGTTAATCTGCTTAACATCCATCTCGCCGTTTTCGTCATATCCGCCACCCAGAGCCAAGTTCGGGTCGATTTCTTCCAGCTCGTCCGCCACAAAACCGATGTTTTGATGCCATCCGCCCATCCGCTCTTTCCAGTCAAACTGACGGACTTTCATTTGATTAACCGTTTCGAGAGCGTCTGTTTCGCTGGCTTCGATGTTTTCTTTTAGGCGGATGTCGGAAACCTGTCCATCTGTGTACAAATAATCTGTGCTAAAGCTAGCTCCTCCCCATTTGGCGCGGATTCCTAAACGGCGGTGCACTATTGTTTCTCCGTGCTTACTGCCTTTTCCCGAAAAAAGATAGGCCACTTGCAAATCATCTGCGCTTACGGACGCTACCGGTTGTCTTTTAACTTTGCCGGACGTTTTTGCTTGATTCTCCAAGTCGTAAAACATAAGGGTTCCATCTATTGTAGCGTTTTTACTGACCGTTAATTTATCGAAATTACCTATGATATTACTGAGCAAATCAAAATAAATTATGCTTTTCTCGACTTGTAAATCTTCATCTGTACCCGTACCACCGCCCGCTATATCTTCAGTGAAGGTCAAGCCTTTCTTGTTAAATGCAATTTTACCCTTTGCATTTTTATCAGTCAGCGTCGTTGCTCTAGTTTCTATTCCATTTCGCCCAACGGTTAAAATCAAGCTTCCGGAGCTATCGTATATTTTCACCAAGCCGTTTCCGTCATTCTGTCCGCCGAGTGCAAGCGTTCCACCTTTAGCGGCATTGAACGAGATATACAGCGTAGTGTTTCCACTTTCGTCCTTACCGTAGTACAGCCCTTTGAACTTCCCGCCGTCTGACAGTATGTCAACTATCTGTTCCTGTGTCAGAGATGCTACATCGACCGCAACGGGAAAAGTCTGGTAGTCCGCAAGCTTCGTTTTCGACTGGTCAAAATACAGTGAAACCTTGAGCATGTCATGTGCCTTGAGTGACAGGCTATTGACGTTAATCTTCAGACGGTCAAGTGCCGTAGTCTGCGATACCGTGAGTATTGCCCATGTAGCGCCGTTGTCGGTGGATTTTTCCAATTTCCACCAGCCTTTCTGCGACTGTGCAATCTCTCCGTTTCCATCACGATAGAACGAATCCACAATGAGCGATGCCGGCGTTATCTTCTTGTCTGCCCCCATAAGCAACACATCTGCATTGCTCTGAAAGAAGTAAGTCCTTCCGGCAGTCCCCTGGTCGCCCTCGAATTTTGCCCACGTGTACTTGCTCGGGTCGGTACTGTCAACGCCGGAAAAGTCCGTATAAGTTCCGATATATTTGTTTGGTGTCTTGCTCATCTGTGCCGCTGTCGGGTTCTGTACCGGTGCGTACTGGATATGCAGATAAGTGGTCTTTCCATCTATTCCAACGCCCGGGATTCCCTGCGGTCCGGCGTACTGTTTCGCAAGTGAGAACTGTTTTGATACGACAAGGTTATTCAGATATGCAGCCTTGATGTTCACCCATCCGCTGTCTGCGGTCAGCCCGGTAACGGTGTATGTCTTAGTTTCCTTATCCCAGTTTCCCTGTATGTTCTGGGACGTCGTAATCGTGTACGTACAGTTATCTGTAATATCCTGCGTGCCGTACATGACGGTCGCTGTCGTGGTACACTCCGGGAACTCCGTGTAGTTTCCGTCACTGTCAACCGGGATTCCCTGATAGTCATTATCAAGCTGTATGGTCATGTTTCTAGCTAGGGATGCCGCTTCAAGGGCCTCTTCTGCTTTTGCGTCATCCGTATATTTATTCAGTTTCTGCCAATCCGACTGAACATAAGATGCTCCCTTTGCTCTTGAAACTGTACAGGTAAGGATGTCTCCACCTTCACTCTCTTCCTGCGACCATAAATCACCGATATCATAAGGCGGCTGTGGCTTTGTCACAAAAACTCTGCGCTTATGATCTGCGGTATCCTGTGCATTTTGAGCCGCCGCAAGAGCTTTTGTGATATCGGTGTCCTGTACAAGAACCCATTCCCATTTACCTACGGTCGAATCATAAAAGAACCGGTAAGCATATCCGCCTTCACCAGTTTCTTTGTTCGGCTTCCAAAAAAACAAATCTCCTTCATGCTTTTTCCGTTCTTCTGTTGTTGTCCAATTAGATGCAGGTTTGTTTTGAAGCGTAGGTTCATAATCGTAGTAGAACGTTTCAATCTGACCATCTATCTGGTCTTGTAACTCTCCCAGTGAGCCAGTTACCGTTTCGGCGTAGTCAGACAGTTTTCCGTCTGAATAATCCTTGCTCTCTTGGAGATAGTTTGCAAATGTTTGATTAAGAGATTTCCCTCCACCAATTTGAACACTTCCGTCGAGATATACGGATTTTGTGTCCATATCCACAGAGAAGATGATGCTTCCATCGGTATCTGTTACCGTGATTGCTCCGGCATTAATCCAGTCAGCATTAACACCAACAGCGTTCAAAATTCTTACAATCGTATCTCCATCAACGGTCATTCCGCCATTCCATGTTTGTCCGCCATCTGTTGAAACGCCCCATGCTTCTGCGGTCATCTTCCATACAGCCTTCGATTCCGCAAGTGTGGGTTTATCATGTAAGTAAAATATCTGGCTGCCATCCTGTTGAGTCTGGACTGTAGTGTAAACACCGGTGGAATTGTCCAGTCGGTCTTTAAACTCTTGCAATGCCTGCTCTCGGGTGGTTCGCTCTCTCCAAACGGATTTTCTGGCATCCACAGCTGCTTGTGTTACGAGCGAATAAGTCTTTGAACTATTTCGGGCAGCACTTTCAGCATTGCAGGATATCTGCTCAAACGACCCCGGTTGCAGCACGACATTTGTCAAATAGCTTTTATACTTATTTCCTTTTCTATCGGTGATCAGAACAGCATCACCGGCTTCAAGAACTATATCAGTCAAGCATTCTGTTTCAAACGGTCGAAAAGACATCCCGACGCATTTTTCACCGATTATGTTTGCAACAACCTCTCCGGTTCCTTGCGGAATCAGTTTGTTTCCACTGATTTTCAGAACGTATCCTTCTTCTCCGTACAGATACGAGCTCGCTTCTTCGTCCGTAGATGTGGATTCCAGATACTCTGTTACCTGCACACCAGTTATCACTACATCGTCCAAGTTTGGGGTAAAGCCATTCGTGGAATTTATAGCTACTCTGTTCGCATCGGTAACTTCTGTGTCATACCATTTTATAGTCAGTCTGCCGTATTTATCGCATCTGGCGTACTGGCATCCGATCTGGCATGTCCATGCAATGACTTGTCTGAAGGTCAGTGCTTCATCATCAGGTCTTGCTGGTATCTGGTAAGAATCCTGATAGAAATTAAGTGTGTCCAGTGTTACTCCGCACACTTTGCAAGCATCCTGTATGATTTGTTTCCTTGTCGCCGGATATTTCAGCTTACTTGCAGAATAATCACGGTCGAACTTCCGCATGTTATCTTCACATTCTAGTTCGATAATTGTAGTATTCTGGTACGGAGTATCTATGACTGTCATTGTACATATTCGGATTTTTTCTATCAAAGCGTTCTTATGCACTATGATTTCATTACCGGTCGTATCCAAAATCTTATCACCAGTGGTATCAAGCAATGCGCTGGTATCTTCCGGCTCAAGTTCGATTCCTACATAGCAGATCACCGTAGCATCCGTAAAATCGTAATCTGTATACTTGCCATCAAAGTTATTGATTGACAGGTTCAAAGTATTGATATTTGCGGACCCGATGTTAAACGTGTTGTCATCAGACACGGAATCCTCGAACTTCATACCATTCGACCAAAAATCAGCGTTGGTAAGATTGATAACTGTCCCATCCGTCAGCGTTATGTCAGCGTATTTTAAATAATTCCTGTTATCGTTATTTTGTTCATTCTTAAATCTGTCTGAAATGTCTCTCAATCTCTCACCTCCTATTGCTCGATCAAGTCAAATTGCAATCCTTCCATCCGTTGATTCCCGACCCACCAGCATTTAAAAGGAGCGGACCGGTCGCCAACATAAAAGGTTCGGACTTCGTGTTTGTTTCCAGACAAGAGATCGGGATATTCAACAGAAATGTACTCTGGGTTGACCGCCTGCACGATTTTGCAAGCTTTTTCCCATTCCGGTGCGTTCCAACCTATTTCCAGTTTTCTCTTCTGTCCAACACGATTCTTATGCATGATCGTGTCATCAGTACGCCCGGATTCTGACGCTGATATGTCCTGAAGTCCCCATGTGAAAGAGGACGGACAAGGCATCGCTGCACCATTAATTTTTATAAAAACGTCTGCCATTGAATAATCACCTCATTTTTGCGCATAAAAAAGCGCCTATCAAAGATAGACGCTTTATGATTATTCATTATACTTTTTTGATGTAATATGATTCCATATTTTTACATATGATGTTCGGGCAAAAAGAAAGAACCGGAGATTTCCCTCCGGTCCATAGCTTTATTTATAAACTACTTTGTACATTGCTCTACGATACGATTTCACTTTTCCATAACGATTATTATTTGTAAACTGCACCATTTCGACAACGTGTGTTCCAGATTTTATATAAATGTCGTCCAATGATCCCCCTCCGCTAACAGAAGTGCCGTGATTTTGATCCCAAAGCGTTCCGTCAATATAGACATACGTCATTAATTCCCGGTCAACATTATTTGCTGAAAAATTGATATATCCCATTGGAAATTGTTTATATAACTGCATAAGTACGGTTTTACCATTCGTACTTCTTTGAGAATTATATTCAATAAAGAAATCTGCATCTCCACACTCTTTTTGATTTGGTAAAAGCATCTTAAGTTTGCTAGGTGTGTTCTTGACCGTAACTTTGCACTTAAATGTTTTACCAGACGCACTTCTGGCGGAAACATAAGCAGTTCCGACATTTTTTCCACTGATCTTACCGGTTGACGAAACTGTTACAACTTTGGCGTTTGAAGATGTCCATCTGTATTTCTGTTTCGTATTCAGCATTTTAAGCTGTGCCGTTTTCCCTTTGTACAGCGAAATGTTAGAGCTGCTGATTCTCGGCGCTTCTACTGTCACTAAGCACCGATAACTCCTCTTCCCGATTTTGGCAGTAATCGTAGCTGTTCCTCGGGCCTTTGCTGCTACTTTTCCGGCGCTATTCACAATCACATTTCTTGAGTTGCTGAACCATTTTGGTTTTGCTTTTGTTCCGACCATCTTCAGCTGCATCGTTTGTCCTGTGCAAATCGTCACCTTCGTTTTGTTAATTTTCACTGTTGCCGCCGATGCCGGAACCGCCATGGCAAGTGCCATAATCATTGCCAGCAAAATCACTGAAAACTTTTTCCACCTTTTCATTTTCTTCTTCCTCCCTTGGATTGATAGTTTAATTATACATCCAGGTGCAGGAAACTACAATGAGAATTACGATAATTGATTGAATAAAATCGGCCAGAATCCATTTTCTGTACGCCTATGTATTTTACTAATGCCAAAATTCAATGCCCGAATTTAAGCTGTTTTATTTCAACAATGCTGTGTCAATAATCTGGAAGTTTGCCCTGTGAATGTAAAGGGATTTCCCGTCAATCATGAGCTTTGTCATTTTCGGCAACTTCTTGGGAATCTTCCAGTATACTTCGTCACCGGAATATGCTGTAATAGGTTGCCCAAGCTGAGATTTAATCACAACAACTCTAGATTTTCCGAAATAATTCTTGTACTGATTTACGATCCCGGCAACGTAAGTATTGTCAGAAAGTTTTTCCGTAGATTGACTGTAAATATCAGTCTGCTTAAAATCCACATCCGGCTCCAGACCGTCCTGCTCAAATATGCAGGTGTCGCCGCAGCTCTGAATTTCCTTGCCGTCAATATTGATTGTGATCACGGATGACAGCTCGTATCCGCTGACCACAGTTCCATCACTGTTGTAAGAAGTTGTCTTAACCGGATTCCCTTGAACATTGATTTTATCGCCAGTAGTGGTCATCACTTTTGAGCCATAGTTATCGTAAGTACGGATTGTATATCCATTTCCAACCAGATCGCCTTTGATGTCATTAATAGCATCGTCCATCAGAGCGCATCCGGCAGCTCCTCCGGCAAAGCACAGACACAGAATTGTCAGTAACATGATTTTTAATTTTTTCTTCATCTTTTTTCCTCCCTAGATATACGGTTTCCGTTTGTGGTACGTTATCAGCTGGCTGTATCTCAGGGGCTTTCGCCCATGCATTCGGAACTCATTATTTCTGGTTCCACGTTTTGCCACTATACAGTCCATCGCCTTTCGGATGTTTCTATACTGGCCTTTACGAAGTCTGATCTTTCTCCGGTTCATCTTTTTCCTCCTTATCGTCAAAATGACGATATCCCCATTTTGGGATTAAAACAAATGCCAGCAATGGCCACGCTGAACCTGTCACTTTACAGGCCGTGGCAATAGCCGCTGAACAAGCGATCACTGATACTGCGTTCAGAATCATAACATATTCCATTTTCTTTCCCTACTTTCTCGATAATTGATTGAGTAAAATCGGCTAGAATCCATTTTTATGTGCCATGTGAGGAAATTATCACCTATGGTATTTCAAGCGTATTTCGGATTGGTTTAATCAATGTATTCTTGGTCATCCCATTTCTGCTTTACCCGTTCACACAAAATTCTCTGATTCTCCTCAGTGAAGAACAGCCAGATATGACGGTCAAAGCTTTTTCCGTTTCGTTGGCCAAGGTCTGACTTGAAGAACTCATCTATCATGTCCTGATAGAACCGGAGTTCATCTTTTTCTTCCACGTCCGCTTTCAGAAGCGGTGAATCATCGCCAATGATAACTCCCATGAACTGATTTGCGTATTTGGTGGAAATCATCATATGCTGTTCGCCCATGTGTTCCCGGTACTGCTTGAAGTAATAAGCGATAACTGCCATGGTCAGACAGATGTCATGATCTTCCAGAATATTCTCCTGTTCACCATACAGTGAATTAAACTCATTGTACAGAATCTGTGGTACATCTTCGTCCCGGTACTTCTCAGAACGATTTTTCTGTTTTTGCTTGCGGTACACTTCCTTCTGCTCAGTTGTCCGTGAGGGTATATTATTTATATCTAGTATATTAATATTATTAGGAGCAGAAGTCTTTGAACCTTTATCATTTTTTGATAAAGTCTTTCTCTCTTTATTTTTTAAAATAAAGTCTTTATCTATATCATCTACGCTGTATTTATAGCTATTATTACTATGTTTCATATTTGGCGTGTCTGAATTACTGTTTTTGAAGTCCTGACTTTCAAAATTTGAAAGTCTACTCTTTAAGTACCTTTTTCTGCCATCATTTTTAAACACATAAAGATATCCAAGCTTTATTAACTTGGAGACAGAAGTAGAAACTTTTGTCACACTACATTGGCAGAATTTTGCCAAATATTCATTGCTCGCAAAGCATCCTTCGCTTCCTTCTACATCAAGACTGTCGACTTCTGCCAGAATCAATTTTTCAATCGCATTTAATCTTTCATCAAGAAAAACCTGTTTCGGGATCCATACTCCTTTAAAATCTCTTGGATAATTAAACTCTTTGTCCATAATAAATAACCTCCTTGTTGGTCGTCGGCATCTCCATAATATGCCAGAATCCTTGATTTATAAAAACAGTAGGCAGGTGCATCAAGGTTTACACTTTTCGGGAGCTACCCTAGCCTACTGAATTTAACAAATTAAATTATCATCAGCTTGTATCCATCAAAATGATTATTAGTATATTCTACAAGCTTTTCAGTATCATCGGCTGAAATATAAAACATATCTCTTACCGCATATGCCTTAATCCCAATAACTTTCATCATTCTTTTGATGTCAAAAATCGTGCATTGTTCAAAATTAGTATTCTTCCTGATGATTTCCTTGACCTTTAAAAAAGAAAAATCCTTTGAACCGTCAATACATCTCTTATTGTATTTTGGCATATACTTCCTAATGTAAAATATTTCCAAATCATCCAATTCTTCTTTTTTACATCTAATAATTGAAACATTGTCAAACTGTTTATCGGAATGACTATAAGGTCGGCAAAGTCCTGTTATTGACTGTCCAACATAAACTACTTCATCGCCATTCAGCAAAAAATATATAATAGGTTCTCTTGCCACTGGAATATTAAGACTTTTGGATTGTTCCTTAAACTTCATAGAAAAATACCTGCCTTTCGTATATAAGATGCCTTGAAATGTATGTAAATCAACAGGCAGGCGGCAAGGCATTTCCGCTTTTCGATGATCGGTCTAGCCTGTTGGTTTTACCGTATTATTTTTCGAATGAAATAAATCCATGATTTACCAATTCATTTAAAGCTTTTTCGACAACTGCTTTGTCCTCTGAAACATATTCGCAGATTTCATCCAGTTCAAAGTCTGTTCCATCAAGGCTCATCAATATGCCGTATATTCCTTTTGCTTCCAACGATAGACTCTTGTTGAGTATAATATTTCTGTCAACTAATCCATATGGCTTCATTTGATTCATTCCCTTCTGTAAAGCAAAAAAAGAGCAGACTCCAAGACGGTATCACAGAAAACGGGTCATTGTTTCAACCCAAGTAAATATCATCTTAAAAGTCTGCTCAATATTTTGTTTTTCGTACAATATAACAAGATATAGGTGTTACTTGTTACTCATTCATTATACCGCAATCCGGCAGAAATGGCAATGGTTTTTACCATGCTGGGCTAGGATTCTTCCGCCGGTTGTTGTCGTTCTGGGCTTTTGTGACAGCTTTCGCAATAGCACGTCCGTCCAGATTGATCGTATTGGAAATGTACTGCGGAGATGAGTTTCCGCCGGTGTTCATGTTCATCATTGCCATGGCAACGCCCTGTGTTACCGCCTGTGCCATTTCCTCCTTGCCCAGTCCAATACTTCCGTCTGGCATGTTTCCGGTGATACTGTCAGCAATGCTCTTCATAGCCTGTTTGTTAGTCAATGGAAGGACCGCTTCCTTTCCGGCTTCACCGACACCAATTACGGATGCCGCATTGAAAAGACCGCCTTTAGCGTACCAGTCAACTCTCGAATTGTACCGCCACTTATGGGTCTGTCCCTCTTGCCAATCAGTGTAATCCATGGATATATGTGGAGTTCTGATGTTGATTGACTCCATGCCGTTTCGGAGATTCTGCATAGCCGTTTGCCCGATACTATACATATCGCTGAAATTTCGGCTGATTGTATTAACTATGCCGCCAATCGCACCGCCTATGCTCGTGTCCATGGTTCCCCGGATGTAGGAAGATATATCCCTTCCAAGATTCTGCCATTTGCCAAGAGCGATTCTGTACTGGCTTCCAAAGTGGCTGCGGACGGTTTCATCCATTCTGCCAAGCTCTGTACTTGCATCAACCTTCATCTGGCGGACATTTTTGGTTACTTCACGGGAAGAATTTCCCCAGTTTCTTGTCGCAGATGTGCTTACACGACTGAAGGATTTTTCAGCGCTTGTAGCTGCGGACGCAGAATTGATTTCCGTCTGACCAGTAATGGTGTCCCAAGCTCCTTTAATTTTTGAGCCGATTGAATCCCATGCTGTTTTGGTATTTGAACTAATAGCGTCCCATACGCCGGTTACGGTGTTCTTAATGTTTGTGAACGTATCAATCACGCTTCCAATCCTGTCAGAGATTCCCTGATTCAGTCCAGATATCAAATATCCGCCAATCTCAGCAAAAACCGTAGACGGAGAATGAATACCGAAAAGGTTTTTAACACCGTTGATAATAGGGTCCGAGATATTTGTTTTAAGCCATGTTCCAACAGTGGAAATCACGTTTTTAGCGCCGTTGTAAAGTCCATTGATAAGGTTTGAACCATGTGTGTAAAGCCAAGTTCCGGCAGTGCTGAACGCATTTTCTATTGCTTCCTTAGCTTTACCGGCAAATTCCGTAACGGTATCCCAATTTTGCCACAGCAGAAATCCACCAACAACAGCTCCGATAACAGCTAAGCCTATCGGACTGAACAGTACACTGCCCAATGTAGAAAACGCTGTTGCCATAGCTGGTGCAAAAGTTCCTGTAATCCAAGTTCCAATTGAACCAGCGAAAGCAGTTGCAGCTGGCCAAAGTTTGGTAGTTATAACTTCAAGGATTTTCGGAGCAATCTGTGTTGTTATGGTAGTCGGGATTGCTTTCAACTTGTCAACAGCTTCCAGAGCGTAAACTCCAACAGTTGTGCCTAATGTACTTGTTGAAAATGCAGTCGCTATTTTGCTGAGTGCTGTCCCCAATAATGTTGCCGTAGCACTGGTCCCGGTCGGCAGTTTTCCCATAGCGACTAAGATAGAGGATACTAAGGTGTCAGCCTTTGACACCAATCCTACGCCCGCAAACGCAACTACAAACTTACCGGCTGTGGTTTCTCCTAAGCCAGAAAAAATCCCGCTCAGAACGTCCAGTAATACTGTTGCTAAATCCTTTAAATGGCTTCCCCAGTCTATCTGGCTAAGAAATAATCCGATGCCCCTTCCGAAGGATTCCCAGTCTGTTTCTCCTGCGATATCAACCAAAGCATTCAGTAAGTTGGTGATGAAAGTGTTTAAGGACGTTCCGTTCTCTTTCCACTTGAACTTTCCGATAAAAGTATTGATTCCGTTGGAAATGTTAGTCACCAATCCGCCCCAGTTGAATTTTTGCGTCCATGCAGCCAATGTCTGAAATGCACCGTTTAATCCGGTCGCAATCGTAGTTGCTATTTTGGAGAACGAAATTCTGCCAAAAGCTCCATTCATGGCATCAGCAACCGCAGTTCCCAACTGTTCCCAACCAGTCAGCCCGGCATTATTCTCTTTTGACATCTTCTGAACAAAACCGTCCAGAATGTTCCAGCTTATCATAAAACCACTGCCAAGGACTTGACCAAGGTTCGGCCAGTTAACTTCATCAATCATTCCACGAAGCCCAGTTGCCAGTTTGTTACCAATGTTTACGAAATCAATACCACCCGGGCCGATCAGAAGCTCAAAGGTGTTGACCAAAGTGTTGATACCGGCACCGACAGTACGCCCTAATCTATCCCAGTGAATATTTTCGACAAGGCTGTTAAAAGATCGAGTGAACGCATTACAAAATGCAGAGATTTTCGGTCCCACATTGCTCCAACTAATAACATCGTAAATCTTCCGGATTCCGATATTAAGCATATCTGCAATGGTCTTTCCGAGTCCTTCCCAGTCATGATTGAGAAAAGCTTTACGGATTTTTTCAGCCCATTTATTGATAGGAGTTTCTTCTTTGTTCAGAGCATCGTCTATCTGGTCCGTGATTCCACCAAGGCCCAGTGACGGTGTTGTTGTGCCGGTTCCAGTTTTACCTGTTCCGGTACTAGGTGTTGAACCGGATGAACTAGAGTTATCTGTCAGCTGATTCAGCTCATCAAACGGAAGGACAGAAAGAGCTTTCTTCAGAGCTTTCGCTGATGAAGTAGCATCGTCCAGCCCAGAAGCTGCTGCATCTCCGGCATCCTGTAATCCACTAAGGTCTGTTGCGGAATCTTCCAGTCCAGCAAGATCATTTACGACCCCGCTTGTGGAACCTTTAATCTTTTTCCCCATCAGAACATACATGAAGTTACGGAATGTTTCCGCAGCCTGCATAAGTTTTGACATTAAGGCATTAAGAGCCTGGATTCCCGGAAGAACTGCTGCGATTAAGCCCTGTCCGATAACAGATGCAAGGGACTGAAGATTCATAGTAAGGAGACGTACTTGGTTTGCATATGTCAATTAATGTTATCCTATAGGCTTTTTATCCTATAGTTCTTATAGTTTCCTATAAGTTCGGCGTACATTTTCATCCCATAAGGATGTCGGATACTCTTGGGGATATTATATTCTAAACTCTTTAATAAAAAAGAGCCTAGGTTCAATCCCTACGCTCTACAATGTGCTATAGCTTTTATTCTATAGCCTTATCTCGGTATTAACTTATTGACTTATCCATTTATATCCAAATGCAGTTCTATCAGGTTTGTCGATTACCTTGTGTATGCCCTTGTAGCACACACCTAATTCTTTTCCTGCATCCGATATTCTATTAAACACTTTTAATATTTCTCCTGTATCAGGATTTACTTGAGCTACTTTTCTACCTTTTTTTCGTTTTTGATAATCACTCAAATCTTTTATCGGAAAATCTTCTTCATATACAAAAATAAAGCCGTTTGCGGATTTATATGTTTTGCTTAAAACTCCGGAAATAGTCGTGCGATTAGCGCCTGTCATTTCTGAAGCTTCTTGGACGCTTTTGAATTTTTGTATGAAATTTCCGTTGCTATCACATTGAATAATACTTCTCATGCTTGTTGATTCTGGCGGAGTGTACTTTCGTGATCCATAGCGCTGAAAATCTTTCTCGTACATAAAAATGCACCCATGGTCAGTACGCGTTTCACTCCTGCAAGATTCCAATACACTGTTTACGCAAAAGCCGTCTTTCTCTGCTTCAGTGGCACTATCATATCTTTTAATAAAAGTTCCATCTTTTGCAAGACAAACTACAGGAATTGAGTTATGTCCGCCAACTCCTCCTTTGTTTTCGTTGTATCCACTATGATAAGTATTATACAGTGTGATATAATTTCTTTCAAGTTTTAAAGCTTTTTTTCTTGTATCACAAGTTTCTAAAATTTCCCATTCAAAATTATCTGTTCCGTATTTTTCAATCGCATCGTGAAATTTGCATTTTTCTTTTTCATAACATCTTTCGTGTTGCCATTTTCGGTTACGGAAATTGTTTGTCTGCCCGATATAAGATTCTTGAGTTATTCTATTTGTAGCTCTGTAAATATAATATGTTCGCATTAAATCACCTCAAACATATTATATCAAAATGTTCGTATTAAGTCAACTTAGCATTTACCGACTTTACCCGATTTTCACTGATGTATTGCTACATCAGGCGGCACATAGTCTACCGGCTGTTCTAGCAAAGTCCCCCTGTTGTGCACTTGTAACTGACATAATGTAGTTATAGCGCAGCATCGTTTTCTGAGCCTGTGTCATGGAATTATAGGCTGTTGTAATGCCTTGTGACAGCGCATATTCCTGTAAGTTGGCGATCGAAAGATTTATTCCGAGCTGTTTTAAAGGCTCGATTTCACCCGAAATGCCCGCCCTGATTTTGTAGAAGGCGGTATCAGTATCAATGTTGTAAAAAGATGCCAAATCTCCGGCTAATCCTGCAAGAGTTGTTGACATTTTCGCAGCTGATTCCTGCGCTACTCCAGAAGCATTCAGCATTGCCATCATGGTTCCGGAGTAATTCTTTGCTGCCAGTTCCGACAGTCCGAACTGTTTTGTCGCCGTAGATGCAAACTTGTATGCCTGATCTGCCATGCTTCCAAAAGCAACATCTACAACGTTCTCGACCTCAGCGATATCGGAACCGATCTCAAGGATTCCTTTTCCACCCATGGCTTCGCTGAATTTGCTCATTACAGCTGAAGCCGCTTTGAAGCCAAGGACGGTCTTAATGAAAAAACCCACATTGAAAGATGCTGTTTTTAGTCCGTTACTCCTATTGACTAGACTAGAGATTCCGGCTGCCAGAAATCCCAGTCCACTCTTTGCTTTTGTTGCTACTCCACCAAGCAACGAAGAAAGTCCCGAACCGATAGAGGAAAGCTTGTTAAAGGAATTAACCACAGTGTTCGTAGCGGTTCCTACTTTTCCACCGGCCGTCGCCAACTGCCCGAGGGCTTCAGTCATTCTCAGCGTATTCTCGCTGATCTGCGGAGCATCCTGCATGGCGGTAAAGAATTTCTTTATTTCTGTGGCCAGATTAGCCAGCTGCGATGCTGTCTGTCCGGTTTTGTTGCCAGCACTTGCCAATCGTCCTATGGACTGTACAAACATGTTCGTAGATTCCGAAACAACCCTTGTACTTGCCATGGAATTGACGACTTTTCTCAATTCTTTTCCAAGGTTTTTTAAGCCCGCTGCAGATTGGCTAGTCTTTTCTCCAGCATTAGCAAGTCTCGCCAGTGAACCTACAAACCGGTTGACACTGGAAGATACATCCTCAATATCATTTAAGCTGTCGATGCTTTTGATGATTTCTCCCATCTTTGAAGTGTCAAATCCGCTCATATCCGCTGCCGCAAGTCTACTTAAGGAATTGATAACATTCGTGATTTTAGAATCCTTGAAGTTCATTCCGTTAAGAGCGTTCATGGTGCTGGAAATTTTTTCAACGCCGGTTATTGCGGGCTGCATTTTCACAGCATCGATCTCTTGGAATTTTTGAATAGCATTTACCGCTGATTTTACGTTTTTGGTATCAATCTTTGGGATTGAAATATTGGAAGCACCTTTTAAAGAACTTAATCCGGCAGCCAGATTCTGCAAAGATTTCGTGCTCGCTCCAAGCGTCGTAAAGTCAACTTTTGACAAACTCCGAAGCTGACCAGTTAATCCAGCTAAGTTCGGCACACTAACTTTTGTTTTGTTTAATGTCTGTAAGGCTGCTGATACTCTTCCAATTTCACGAGCATAGTTTCTAAGCCCACCGGTATTGACGTTCCCCAGTGCTGTGTCAACATCCTTTAACTTTTTAGCCAGATTTCCCAATGCTTTTGTAGCGTTCCTGGTACTGCTATTTATTTGTATATCAAGGGTATCAATGGTATTATCAGCCATAAAAACACCTCCTTTTAATCAAAAAAATAAGGGCAGACAAGACTTTTATTCATCCTGCCTGCCCTTTTCATTTCCTATCTCAGCAATATTCGCATTTGCCTTTTTTATCAGAAGTTCGTAATAACGTTCTTCTTGCTTCAATTCAGCTTCAGACCGTTTCGGAACATCTGTTTTTTCTTCAATCTGTGGTTTCTTTGTTTTTTCTGTGATTGGTTTATCTGGATATTTTACTTTGCCAGAAAGTGCACTTGATACCGCAGATTTCACATATAAGCCGGAAAGCCATGACTGATATTCAATCAGTTTTACCTGAGTTTCTATCTCGTCACGTTTGTTTTTCTCGTACTCACGTATCCTTACTTGAAGGTCACGTATGGTACTTCTGAGAAATTCTTTCCGGCTCATTCCGATGCGAACTGCCGCCGGATATAGCTCTGTCCAGATTATTTCGCTGTAGCTTTTTTCTGGTGATCTGTCGGCTTCTTCGGAGCTCTCTTCGGCTTGGTTGACATGTTCATGTCGTCCATGAGTGTCTCCAGACCGGTCAGTTTGAAAAAACCGTCTTCCTCCATCTGTTCAAGACACATGGCAAAGATACCGTAAAAGTTACCCTGCTCATCATCCTTATGTTCCTGAATGAATTGTGCTGCAAGTTTCTTCGCAGTTGCAAGATTCGGAACAGAACCGTCTGCATCTGGACTATCGCCATGATACTGAAGAAGCCCTGCATAAAACACGGTTAATGCTGTGCTCGGGATATTTGCCATGCCGGAGATCATTTCTTCCGGCGTTTTGTCCACACCGCCACTGGTTGCCAGAAGTGTGTTCATTACGCTCTTAACGCATTCATCATACAGAGACGCTTCAATGCTGTATTCCAGTTTGTACTCTTTGCTACCAATCTTTAAAAGTTTATACATAATATCTTTTCCTCCCAGTTAGATATATTTGTTATTCGCCTTCAGTTGGCTTAACTGCTGTATCCGGGCCGACATACTCATTGATAGTCAGAGACATGTCAACAGTAAGAAGACCATTCTGATCTCTTGCCGGTTTAGGAATTATAGTCGGTGGCTCGATTTTGGTGAAAAATGCTTTCTGAAGCGCCGGGTAATATTCCTCATACCACATAGACAGACCACTTGCATGAGCTGTTTTGTAAGCACTGATAAGGTCTTCCCACTCTTTGATTGTTTCGTCTGTAACGTTTACAGTTACATTGAATGTACCGCCGGTTGAACCACGACCTGCGATTGTTCTCTCGATTTCATCTTCAAGAGCGGATGCGTCGATAGTCTCAATGTCGATAGCGATTTCATCAGAAGCATTTATTCTGTGAAGCAGAGTGAATTTTGTTGGTTTTGTTCCCGCTACTGTCTCTACTGCATAACCGGTAAGAGCACCAACGGTACTGATTCCTGCGATATTTCCTGATGCCATATTGGCTCCTTTCCGCCTTTCGGCTATAAATTATTGCAATAAAAAAGAGCCATTACGGCTCTGACACGTAACCCTGTGCCCGGGAGATAAAAGGATCACCGCCCTTCTACTCTTCTTTGCTTACTTGTTTAATGACCTGATTCACATAAGTACTCAGTCCTGCGACAAGAATACCTTGTGTGATTGCGGTAAAAACTGCCATTGCAATTTCCTGACCGCCTGTGACTGTAGATGTAGCGAAAACATAGATTCCGCAGACAACTACGCCCAGAAGTCCAAGGATTCCAGGAATGTATTTGTCAGCTACGGTTTCAGCCTGTTTGAGGAATACGCCTACAAAATACAGGACTACAGCTACAACCAGGAGTTCTGGTTTCACATAGTTCATGATCTGATCCATTCTATCTCACCCCTTTCATTCACCGAGCAACTGCCCAGTGTAAATTCTTGTGTATCGGCTAACAAGCCGTTTGATGCTATCGTCAGCGTTCCCCATGAGTTCAGGACCGTAAGTTCTACGAAATCCCATGCCAATCATGGACTGATGACTTTTTTCATCAATTTGATATACTTTCGCAAGTGGAGCTGTACCCGTGGCGAAGCACTCGATCTGGATAGTTGGAACCGTGGCACATTCATCGCCTTCAAGGTCTCCTTCTGTCAGAACATTTCCCAACATGTAAAGTCTTGCATAGGTTTTCTTTCCAGATGCAAGAGTTTGACTTCTGTCCATGGAAAAATTTCCTTTACCAACTACAGGTTCGATCGCTTTATTCCAGCGTTTGTATATCTCGGATATCGGGTTTTTTAATATTTCCGGCATTTAATCACCCTGCCTGTTCTAGCATGTTTTGAGTTTGTGTTTGAATAAACTCTTTAATCTGCTGATATCCCCAGCCACAGTTAATAAGGCTACTTACAAGCATCTCCATGCTTTGCACTTTTGCTAAGTCTTCACCTGTAAAATAATCCCTAACAGCTTCTTTGGGTTTAACGCCAAGTTCGATTTCTATTTCCTTTGCTGTCTTTCCGAATATATTTTTGTATATCAAATTTGTGTAATTTGGATATGCAAATTTCTTATTCGGGCTGTCAGATATCTTCATTTTAATTGTATCTGTAAGAATATGTCTGATAACTACGCCTTTATCACGTTCAATTTGCCATTGCTGACGCTCTACGTGAATCTTTTTCAATTCATCACGCATTGCATTAAACTCTGCGATGTAGCGTTCTTTAAACTCCATAGCCCTTTCGCCGCCATAGCCCATGCAAAGAATTGTAAATCCATCTTCTGTAACGATGTACTCTTTAAGTCTTTTGTTTTGTTCCGAAGTATAAGAGGACAACGCATAATTTCGTTGTCTAAATTCTTCCGAACATCCCAGATTTTCGATATCTCTCAGTACATCGGAATGTCTTTTCTCGAAACCCTCTGCTATTTTTCGGCTTGTGGTTACGATTTTTTCTTCGTATCTTTTACCAATGATTTCTACCAACATAAATTCACTTCTCCTTTTATGATTTATTTTTTTGGCATGAAAAAAGCACCTACCTTTCCGGTAGATGCTTCGCATCTTAATTGTACAAAATATGCGTCATATGATTCCATATTTTAGTATAGGATGTTTAACTTCCAAACACTTCCTTTGCAATATGTCGTATCTGAATAATGATAGCTTCTTCCGCATGGTACATTGGCATATATGCCCTGTTACCATAAGAATGATGTTTTTGTCCGCTTTCATCCACATACCACCATCCGTTTGGGTCGTAGGCGTGTTTTTGATCTGGATAAGTACCAACACCATAATCAGCGCCAGACGGTAATGGATAGCTGTCCGTTCCATAGGAAATACCGGCGCTAAACTCGATAAAAAGAACCTTGTTCCCAGAAAGCCGGACCGCTGCACCAACAATATCGCCATGTCCGTTATTAATAACTTCCGTGTAGTAAGAACCTTTTTCCTCAGTCGGAACAGATTCCATCGTGGTCTGGACAACCTGTATTCCCTCTTGAGCCAGTTTATCAACAAAAATCTGGTTCTTCCTTTGAATATCTTTCCGGTATGCTTCCAACTGATGAATCGCAGACTGCAAAGAATTATGGTTCAAACTGCACCGGATTGTTTTCCTACTCATTGTTGCCACCGATTTTCGCTATTCCATATCGGGCAACTTGTCCTTTTTGAGTATCAAGGATTCTCTTAAGCCTGTAGTCTGGAAGAACAGTCGGGCTGTTATCTCCATCAAGGATTAGTGCTCCGTCTTCCCTAATTTCCGGCACGACATCAATCCACAAGACGTTGCCTTCTTTTGGCTGAAATGTTCGGTCAAAAACCGTAATGTACCGGTCATAGTCGGGAACAATTCCGGCAGACAGTTCTTCTGGCGTACCGGCTGTTGCTGATACTGAAATGTTCTTTTTTTGCGGGTTTGAATAGACAAGTGTTTTATCCATTCCATTGTTTTTTTCTGTTACTGTTGAAATCCATATGAATTGTTTTTGGCGAAGTCTACCTCTCATATATGCACCCTCCATTGACAGAAATTAATTTTCGTGTTATTCTTATGCAGAAATCAGGGAACGACGTATCCCCAGATTTCATAATCTTCCGGTCCCCAGTTTCTCAGTTCTGGGGACTTTTTTTAATTTAAGATAAATTAATTAAAGCGCCCTTTAGTTCAGTAATTTTGTCAGTTATCTTTTCAGATAGCTGAGATTTTACCAAGCAATTCCGTTTTTTCTGTTTCACTTGCCACAATACTCGGCATTTCATCAATCAGTTTCAAAACCGTTCTATATAATGCCATCGGATTGTCATGCGCATCTTCAAGTTTGACATTATTAATTACATTGCAAAGCAATTCCTTGCTTACCAATATCATATTTTATCTCCTTTAAGATAGTTGAGATTTTAGTTGTAGTACATATCAGTATTGATAAACTCAACCTCTAAAAACTCTGTAGGATTTTTTCTCATAATCCAATCTGCGTATGTTGCAATGTTCAACGCACAAAGATAATAACCTACGGCATTGAAATGTGCATATCTCTTATTAATGCTCAAAAGATTTGCTCCGTAGTAGTCATACATTTCTTTTCCATATCTGTATAAATCCATCAGATACACGTTATTAAACATTGTAGCAATCGTTCTGACGGCATCGTTATATCCGTTATTCTCTGGACTTGATGCCTTGTCGAGTGGGTCTGTCATTACAAAGATTTTAGCCTTTGGATAACGTACTTGTATCTTCTGAATTATTTTTCCGTAGTTGCCGTAGTAGGTATCTGCGTTCTGTGCAGGGTCTGAAAGATTAATATCTCCCCTTGTGCCAACTGGAATACTCTGATTGTTGTCATTCTGTCCAAGACCGATAAAATAACAATCGCAAGCATGATTTCCATCAAAAGCAAGGTTTCCACCAAGGTCACCGGTCAACCAATCCCTTGTACTCCATCCACCTCTTGAGAAATTGTAGTAGGTATTACCTGTCATTCTCGCAAGGTACTGCCCCCAAGAAAATTCATATAAATCTGCTCCCTGTTCTATTCCTTGAGCATTTTTGAACACGCAACAACCACTTGAAAGGCTATCACCGATACAACCAACTTTTCTAAATACGTGTAAAAGCCCTGCATCTTTTCTGATGACGGATAACGGATTTTCGTTTGGTACTTCGTTCAAATTATCATCAATCTTTTTGACCATCTCAAAAAGTGTGCCTTTTTCCTCATACATTTCAAACTCGATTGAAGGATAACGAGTTGAGTATGAAATCTGAATGTACTTCGCATTTGTAGGAATGGTAATATCGAATTCCCAAGGCTCTTCGACAGCAGATGTATTTCCACTTTTTCCGCTTAACAAACATTTCCAAGATGCATCGCTTACAACATATGCCATATCACCGAACGCACACGTTTTTACATGTATCGTCTTATCAATCAAAGGTGTAGCATCTGCGATATATGCGATTTTACTGCCTATATAATCAATTCTTTGGCTGTATTCGCTGACAAATTTGCCGTCAATCCAAGTATGCTCGATAGCATATAAGGCTTTTTTATCGCCAATATCTTCCCTTAATGAACTAATCGCATTTCCTGTGGCTTTTGCATCGGCAATACCGCCTTCAACGGTAAGAGTTTTATCTGGCTGTGAAACATTCTGAATGTCCGTAATGGCTTGTTCTTTTGCAGAATTTACATTTTTCACCGCCTCGTCAGATGCAGTTTTGGTAATAGCCAGAAGTTGATTAATTACATCTTTGCTGTTTTCATCAAGAGATGGCTGGTCAACTTCGATTCCTTCTAAAACAGGGATTTGCGCCACGGTAGTGTTCCATTCAATACTGATATTTGAATCAGAATCTGTCTTAACAGCGCAAACAATGAATCTTATTGTTCCCATGTATCGCGCGGCGTTTTTTCCAATGACCCATGAAAATGTTATGTTATCTCCGCTTATAGAAGCATCTTCACAAATGTATTGGTCTTTTATGGAAATGTCTGGATCTACGCTACTTACATTTTCAAAGTTGATTCGAATTGAAAATTTTGATAAATCAAGATTATCTCCCACTATCTTCGGACAAGAAAATTTAATTCGTTCTGCATTTTTATCAGATTGCACCGCCCCAACTACGATTTCTGGAGGCACAAAAATAGTTCGTGTTCTGGAGTCAATTGTGCATATTCCGTTGTTTTCTAATAATGTAGTTGTTTCTGCTGTTGAATCTGAATCCATAAGTAAATCAAGTGCTGATGTCATTTTTTCTACCCCCGTTGCGGAATCGTTATTTTATCTGATGTTATAATAAACTTACCGTTGTCTTTTATACCTGTGACTGAAACTCCAAAATAATCCCACGCAAGAGCTTTAGATGGAATTTCACATTGTCCATTTTGCACCAATATCGGATATTCTTTGTCCATCCGCCAAAAAGAAGCTGCTATCTTGCATCCATTCCATTCAGGCGAAAAAGAAAAGAATGCTTTTAAATATCCAGAAGTTCCTTTTACAAGTCCAGTAAAATCGCAACTTGGGTCTTGGTATATTTTTTGGTTTTCAACTTTAAATTTTAAAATTCTCATACAAATATCCTTTCTGTTTTGACAGGGGGGGCGCATATATAAATTGATTTCCTAAAATATCTCTGGTCACTACAATAAGAAACGGTCTATCCTACGCCACTTTTTCCAGTAGATACGGAACAAAATGTATCGCTTCATCCCCTACAATCTCATATGCGATTTCAAAAATCTGCCTTGCTTTGTCGGCAATCAGATTGGCAATCAATTCTTCTACTTCTACCCAATTCTCACGGGGCACAAGCCTGTGCAGTTCTTTAAGAAATCCGCTCGAAAACATCATTGCATGGCTCAACTCATGTAAAACTACCCTTGTGAGAAATTCGCCCGAAATAGCGTCAGAAATCCAAATAATTCTTGTGTTTCCATCCGTCACAGCGCAGGTCATAGTACCGGTACGGTCAACCAGTACTGGATTCTCAGGATGAGTGAACCGAACTTTCCATTTTTGCCCATTCATGTAAAATTGTCTTAGCATAAAGCCACCACCTTTAAACCAAAAAGCCCCTGCTACATTCCTGTAACAAGGGCCTTGTTTTTAATTCATCTGTTGAAGAAGCTTAGTCAAATCAGTTTTCATCTGTTGTCTAAGGGTTGCGTCTGCATCCGACCACATCTCAGACATGGTACGGATAACATCCTGCGTGTACTCCTTCATCGAACTGTCCATCTTCTGTTTTGAATCTGCATCTTTGGAATCATGGTAATGCCTGCGATTCTCGCTGTATCTGTCATAGGTTTCGCCGTATCTAGACTGCTGACGGTTCGTTCCATCCATCCTCATATCACTACGGTCCGGATGATATCCCATGCGGTACATATTACGTTCAAACTCTGGATTGTTCAGATACTCGTCCATCCAGTCATCATCTTCCATATACAGATATGGTTTATATCCCATACGGCTTCCTCTGCCTTTTGGGGCAAATCTGCCATTGGAATAACGATACCTGTCATATCCCATGCGTCCAAGATACTTCTCTTCCTGTTCGCATTCATCCATAGCTTCTACGATTCTGTAATCTTTATCTGCACAAATTGCACACTTTACAGCTTCCATGCAGTCCTTCAGATCGTCCCAGTCTTGAGCACTGAGATTATCGAAGCCGTGTGTCTTGGCTTTTTCCATAGCCCATTTTCCCATTTCCATTGCAACTTTATGCATTACAGTGCCCCCTTTCTAACAGCCTGTGTAACAGGTGTATCTGCTGTTGGGGCTGTACCATTAATTGCTGTCAAATTGTTACTCGGGCTACAAGCCGGATTCCCTAACATCTTGAATACTCCACCAGTTGCACTCGTAGCTACTCTGGTTGCGTACTTCGTTCTGGTTCTTACGCCACAAGCCGTAACCTGTGCACAGCAACGATTCTGTAATGGATACAGGGTTGTTCCCGTTCCTATCTGAATCACCACCGGAGCGTTAATCGTAGTGGTTTCTGGTATGCTCTGTGCGACCACGATGCAATATTTTTCTCCGTTGTTATAGCTGCCTGCCGGAAGTGTAATCACAAGATTACCACCAGTAAACGCAACAGCCTGACTTATCACAAGATGATCGCAGAGCTTGCAAACATTTTTACAACTCATATTTCTACCTCTCAATCAAATAAGAGGTGAGCCAGAACCCACCTCTTAGAATTAGTCAACCTCTAAGGGTGAGTTACTTAGCAGCAACCATTGTTGTATCCGTTGCATCCACCGTAGTAGGTGTTCGGATTCGGAACAACGTATGCCGGGATAGCTGCCGGATTGATTGCATTGATTAACTGCTGTGTCTGAGAAGCCATTGCAGTTGTAAGCAACGCACTCTGGCGATCCTGAGAAGCAGCACGTTTCAGGTCAGAGTTCTCTGCCTGTAATGTTGCAATCTTATCATTTGTCAGGAAATCAAGGATTGCTCTCGTATTGCTGTTCTGATTTTCCAGAAGGTCTCTGGTGTTGTTATTCATTGTGTTCTGAAGAGCACAAGTGTTGGTTGCCAGGTTGTAGTTGATACCCTGGATAGCTTCCCTTGTTTCACAGCAACAGTTTGCAAGCTGTGCCTGTAAAGCATTGGTGTTCTGCATGTTTGCTACAGTATCAGCGTTAATTGCCTGCTGAACGCCATTGAAGCCCTGAAGCATTCCAACGTTCATGCCGTTGAAACCACTCTGCATGGTATTGTTGAGTGCATATGTGCTGTCGCAGATACCCTGCTGAATACCTCTGATACCGTTCTGGATATCGTTAAGAGCGAAGCCCTCATTGATATCGGCACGTGTAGCCCATCCTTGGAAACCGGCACCGTTCGCACCATTTCCGCCGAAGCCGCCGCCCCAGCCGCCGAAACCTCCCCATCCGAAGATTGCGAAGATCAGCACGAGCCAAATAAGTGAAAAACCATCGCCGCCCCACATGTCATTGGCACGGTTATTAGAGCCTGTAGCAGCTGCAATGTCGCTAAGACTGTAATTAGAACCATTCATCATGTTTTTAGTCTCCTTAAATATTATTTACAATAGGAGACATCCGCGGCTGTCATCCCAAATTGTAGCGATTTTAAATCACCCAATCATGGGGAAGTGTTATAATCCAAGGAATTTCTGTATAATTCCATCTGGAGATAAGTGCTTTTCATTAAATACATTTTGCTGAATTTGATGCAACTGGTCTGTATCACCTTTTTTGTACAAATCCAAAGCATTTTTCAATGTTGGATTATTTCCTGCAAATTTACTCATATCGTTCATCATGTTATCAACACTTCCGAACCTCTGAGAAATCATTTTTTCAACTTGCTTTTTCATCATGGCATTTGGATTGAAATTCATCTCTGCTTACCTCCGTTCTGCTGCTTGACTTCCGGTGTTACCGACATTTGTGTCGGGAACATGTTCTTTATTTCAGAAATCTCAGAACAAACATCGTTCCGAAGTTGATTAAACATAGCTTCTATATCAATCGGTTTTTCTTCTGCTTTTGGTTGCTGTTGTTCGTCTGGATTCATAAGCCGGTAAACAAAAATCCTGCTTTTTCCATCTGCCTGTAGTTGTTTCTTGTATATTTCTGTACCATCTGTTTTTGGATAATAGACAGGATTTCCAGTCATATCCACATCCTTTGCTTTTACAGTGTCAATGCCATCAACCATTTGCCCTGAAAGCATAGCAACCTGTGGCATCGGCTGCATCGGCTGTTGTATTTGTGCCTGTCCATAAGGCATTGTCTGTTGGTAGTTGTTCTGCAACTGTGCCAATCTATCTTGATACGGTTGTACCGGTGTTTGTGGGTATGGATTCAATGGTTGCGGATAATATGGATAAAATGCCATAGTGTGTTCCTCCCATCTCTGTAAGCTTTTCTCTATGCTTACATTATATGAGAGAAACCTAAGTATTTGAACGACACTATTTCGCCATATTTTCGCCATGATACAAAGAAAAGCCCCGATAATACATCGGGGCAACTTTAACAATCTTCTTTTTTACTTTTCGGTTTATGCGGTCAATGGTTCTTGGACTATACCCCATAATCTCTGCTGTTTCAAACAATGTTTTTTCCTCATAAACTCTCAACCGGAAAAATTCTTTTTCTCGGGAATCAAACCCGGATTCGCTTAGATAAAACTTTCTTTCATCTTCTGAAAAGTCTGTATAATTCATAATCCCACCGCCTCCCTTACAAGTGGAATTGCTTATTATGCCGGAAAGATACCGCTTAATACAAACCCTACAATAGCCCCGATCACGGCCGTGATAACGCAAACAACAATCGTATCGTAGCGTTTTCCCGGGGCTTCCATGAGGGATTTTAAATTATCATTCATTTCATCCACCGTATCTTTTATGTGCCCGAGATCATTGTTGTAAAGAACTATTTTGGTTTCAAGCGCATTGATACGTTCAAAAAAAATGCCGTCACGTTTAGAGTGTTTCTCTTTCATTTCGTGAACAACTTTTTCCAATTCTTCTAAGCGGTGTTCGTTAAAGCAATTCTGTTCACATCCCATCGCTACTCTCCTTCACTCCCATTACATTTTTTTGTACTTCTTCCCACCTCATAATGAAGTACCCCAGCAACGCCTGGGAGGAAATGCGTCACGTTCTCAACCTACTTTTTCTGTCAGATTCCTCTGGCAAAGGGAAAAACGCCGTGATTGACAAATATCTCTGTCTCAGAGTTCCATCCTGCATTTACAGAATTTTCCGAATGAGATGTTTCAAACTCAACTCCTTGTTTTATTAGAAAATAAAGAGCCAAGTCGAAAATGCAATCATAGCATTTATCCATATCTTTATTGATGTTTTCTTCCGTATAACTCTCAGGATAATTGCGTTTTTTCTGGAATGACCGAATAGCTCTTTTGACTGCTAAGGGAATCATCCTTGCGGTCAGTTCATCACCTTCCAGATACATTGATAGATCACTTGTAAGCTGTTCGTCCATGCCATTTCACCTACCCTTGCTGTGCTATAATTTCTGATATGATACCAGCCTTGTTTGTGGAAGTCAGGGCATAACCATTGTCACTTGCAAGCTGTCTCAGCTGAGCCACAGTCATACTGGACAGCTCGCTTTCTGTATACTTATGTGTAACACTCGCTACAGACGGTGACTGGCTGTTTTCATCAAGGCTATGCCCGCTTATTCCCCCTTTGTACCGATAACGATACCGCCATTGGCTTTCGGTGCTACCGGAATAAACATACCGGATGCTTTTGTCCAAACAGCAACGGGATCCTGTGTAGCCCACATGGAAAGAGTAACAAAAGAGCGATTCTCTTCTTGGATGAACTGTCTGTATTCATTCTCTTCCGGTGTTGGTCCCCAAAGTCCAGTACCGAAGGAACCGCCTGCATCAGCTTCGTAGAGAGTGAACACATCCTCTTTGAAGTATCTTCCAGTCATCAGAGTTCCGTCTGCTTTTCTGTAACGGAATTTCTCATCACAGCGGCCAACAGTGATTCCGTACTCCTGCATGAGCAGATTTGCAAGCTCCTGTCTGGTAAGGAGACGTTTATTCGCAGCTCCCAGAACAGCTGTCTGCATAGCTGTGTTGTTTCTCATGTAGTTGATCATCTTCAGAGATGTAACTGCATTTGTTACTACGTATCCGGAATCCTCGGCTACAGTTACCATCTTCTGAATATCGCCCATGATATCTGCATCTGCTTTAGACCAATCGGTAAGATCAACCTTTGCAGAACTCGGAACGCCATAGTCAATAGACATGTCAACATTGTTCTCTTTGATTTTTACTACACCAGTAGCAAGGAACTGTCCTTTCATAACATTCGCTCTAGCAACAACGCCCTCAAACAGGTTTGTGGCATCGTCAAAAACAAAGTTTGTAAGAGTTTCGTTGTCTGGAACGCCATTTTCGATAGCTTCCTGGAGACGCTCAGACTGATTGATTTTCCTCTTGATAAAGAGTTTTTCAGTCAGAACTTTCTCGAATCCCGGTCTGGAGCCGATTTCTGCTTCGGTATCAAGAGCGTGAACAAATGCTACCTCCGGCAGTCGTTGTCCAGCCATAAGTCTGTAATACTCGGCTTTCCAATACGGTGTTTTTACATCCGGGAAAATGGTATCAAGGATACCAGGTCTTGCCACAGAAAAATTCTGAGCGAAATTCAATCTTTCTTCTGCTGTGATAGATTCTAATACATTGTATGGCATATTGGTTATACCTCCTTAAAATACTGGGTCTGTAGTGGTTACAAAAACAATTCCCTGCGCAGCAAGCTCTGTTTTTGCAGTTTCGTCGACTGTAACTGGCAGCCTTTTCTCAAGGACACGTCCTGCTACGATCACGGAAATCGGTCTTTTAGCATCATCTGTCATATCAACATCTTCAAATACGATTCCTTTTGCACCAGTCCCATTTGTCGGATACACGGAACCTGCTTTGATGATTTTTTTATCATTTACTGCTGTTGCGTTTGTTGCGTCTGCTGTGTAAGTTTTCAGTACCAGCCCAACCTCAGATTCGAGAATGTTGGGAGTTGACTCATACTGTTTTGTTTTCATAAAAGCCATAATCTAAATCTCCTTTACTTACTTAAAAATTAACCGGTGCATTGTCGCTTGCCGGTTCTGTTTTGGGGTTCATGCGTGCTGAGTAAGCTTTTGCATACTTAGCTGCCGGACTATCGTTATCGTCTTTTTCCTGTCCTTTGTCTGGATTTCCGCCACCCGGATTCGGAGTATTATCGAGAACTGATTTCTCCCATTCGGATTTTGCGTTATCCAGAGCTGCTTTATTTGCTTCGGAAATTCCATCAACAAAAGTTTTGACTTCCTTCATTACGTCTTCAGACTTGTCTGCTGGCATAGACGAAAATGCTTTGATAGCGCTTGCATACGTTTCTATAGAAAGGCCCGCATTAGCGAAAGCAGATGTAATCTCACTGGAAAGTGCTTTCCTGTTGGATTCGGCAAGTGCTTTTTCCAGGTCGGAAATCCTCTTTTCGTTTTCAGCTTTTTCCTTCTGCCGCTCTGCTTCCTGTTTTTCAGCATCCGTCATGTTTTGGGCTTTCAAATCATCCAGCTCCTTTTGAAGGGAATCTGCTTTATCAGCTTTTTCTTTCAGAGAAGTGTTTTTTTCCTTCACTTTTTTTGTCTCTGTTTCAACAGAATCAAGATATTTAGTCACCTGCTCTTCGGACGGTTCCTCGATTCCAAAGCCGATAAGTACCTGTTTTGCCTGTTCTCTTGTCATAGAAATCTCCTTTCTTTCAGACCATCACACTTTTTTCACACGGTTCGCTCCGCACATGATCTGTACCCGATTTACGCTCACGGGCTATTGCATTATTTTTGTGTATTAAAAAAGGAACCTTGGATGTTATTCCTTGGTTCCTTTGATAATTGAATTTACGAGTTTTGATTGACAGCTGAAGAATTTACCGTCGAATCAATTCCAGGCGGATTCTGACTGTTTTTGCCAATCAATAGTTGTGCTTTTTGCATTTCTACGTCTGGGTCTGCCAGTTCGGGATATACAGTTCCCAGGTAAGGTAAACTCATTTCATATACCTTTTGTGGATCACTAAATAATCCGCAAGTAATCAGCGCAATCAGCGGATGAATTTTATTTTTAAACAGATAGTCAAGAGCCTGTGCTTTGACAAGCATGTTATCTGTTGGGTTTCTGGTTATTTTTACATCGAAATCTCTTGTTGAAATTGAAATGTCCTTAGTGGTCTGCCGAATGATGTTCAGAATGATTCTGGCACTTGCTTTCTCAGCCTCCCGGATAAATGGTTCATCCAGTTTTGCTCTGCGCTCTGCAAAATCCCATCCGTTTCTGAGATATACAGCTTGACCGGTATCGCCAGACGATTGTTGCTGTCTATCCGGCATTCCCTCAACAATAAGCATGTTGCTGTAGATATCGTCTTTTGCGACTTGACTTTCTGTTTGATTCAGTTCAGCGGTCATCAGGTCAACATCTGACTGACAGCCATTTCCAGTATCCTTTACAGAGATAGCGCCGAGCTTAATCATTTTCAGAAATTCACTTTCATCAATCTCACAGTTCTTAAACTTCATAAGAGCTTGCACGAACTGTTCTACGCCATCCATCCTGTTTGACTGCATGTTGTTCATAGTGTCAAACATGGTTATCGCAATCTCGATATCGGAAAGACGATCGTGGTTATTCGGGTACTCAACTACCGGGATGTCACCAAAACCGTTGATGCCGGTTTTTGTAATCTGTCCATTCTGAATCTCAAAATATTGTTTTGCCGAAAAGCATAAATAATACTGCTGTTCGTTTTCATCCTTGAGAATCTGAACCGAGAGCATCGGCTTTCCGTTTTTCCGAGAATAAACAATGTAGCAATCACCCGGATACGGTATAAAAATCCGGAACGGTGGTAACTCACTGTCCTTTGTCCAGTCATCTTCTTTCAAAATTGCTTTGTATGCGGTTCCTACAGCGCTTTGATAAGTACCTAGTTCAATGTTTCTAGCTTCTGCATTTGCTTCGTCCAGATAGTCGTTGAACAGATCTACCTGCTCATTTGCTTTTTCTGTAGCTTTTTTCTTCTTGCACACATACTGGATAGGTTCGCCGTATGTCTGTGATGCTTTGAAACGGACAACTTCCAGCGCATGATTCTCACATACACGGTTGTTGATCTCTGGTCGCACCACCTTTTCCCTGTATAGAATCGGCTGGTCTCCTTTGTAGTACCGGTACAGATAATTAATCAATACCCTGTTCCGGTTATGAGTGCCGATTGTATCAGAAACAACTTTTCTGACGTTTGCTGTTGTGATCTGGCTTACACCAGTATAGGCAATTTTGCGACCAAATTCGCCCCGGCATAAGTCAATGAAATTCATTTTATTTCTGCCCACTGCCTACACCTCCCATTTTCGGGCATTAAAAAAGCACCGGATTATTCTCCGATGCTCGTTTTACAGGTTACATTATATTATACATAGAACATATGATTCCATATTAAAACATATTAACTTTCAAAATGCTTTTGTTTCCGCAAAGCTTCAATGGCTTTTCCATGACAGGAACGGATATGCTGTACAGAATATCCCATCTCGTCTGCGACCGTAACCAGATTTTTAAATTCTATGTATCTCTTATGGAGTAAGGATGAGTACATGGAGTTTTCCATGTCATTAATATCTCCGGAAACTTTCATTTGCAATTCTGCCAGTTCCTTGACATCAGATGCTATTTCCTGCTGCAATTCAACGATTCTGGTTACAGCATCACCAACACGGTCTTTTCCACCGGAAGTCTGCACTTTATCTCCATTTGAAAAAGAAGATATACTGGTTGCCAAAAGCCTTAAGCGGTATTCTTCCTGTATTTTGTTCTGTATTTTTCTATCAGAATCTTGCACTTGCTCAAGATATTGTCGTGTGTTCATCTCATTCTCCCTCCCCATAATGGATTGCGCATAGCCGTCACTGTACCTACATTTCCTTTTTCTATAAACATCTGAAGCTGAGTAAGACCGTCCGGTGCGTCATCATGCACATTTTTTCCAAGCTGGACAAAGAAAGTAAGTTCGTCCATGGCTGCTTGATACTCTTTGCTCCGATGTTCTTCGTCCAAAAAAATAAAGTTTCTTTTTATATCATCTGAATATGCGATGATCTTAGACATTTTCTCCATGTTCCCCGGTGCACGGCTGGATGTGCAGCTGCATTTATACTTCTGTTCTTTAAGTTTTTCATCCACGTACATCTTGTACATATCACCACCGTTGTTTGCCTCGAAGTTAATCTGTCGTATCTCGTTTCCAATGATTTTTCCAACAACAAGCGGAAGGGTAACTTCTTTCGTTCCTTTATTAAATACCCAGTCAAAAATATAGATATCTCCATTTTCGTATTCTCGCCCAATAGGCATTGAAAGACTATCTCCACCGCCCCATGCAACATCACAGGCAGTAACAACACGGCTGTCACCTTCCGGAAGTATTCCATTGTAGTACCGAAGTCCATCTTCTGGAAAAAGGATTCCTTCACGGATAAATGGATTTTGCTGATATTTGGCTTGCCATTCATTAGCATCCAGCCTTGATTTCATATCCACGTAATATTTTGTGGAAAATCCTACTCCGTAGTCATAATCAAAGTTGGATTCACCATTTTCATTCAATGCCGGAATCTTCCTAAAGCGGTACCGTGGATTGTTTTTCTTTTCAGTCTCCACTCTTCCAAGAGGATCCATGACATTCCATCGGGTTCCGACCATCAGCTCTCGTGCACCGTCATTTTTACGGTCAACCAGAACGTTCAGATAATCCTGATACCGGTTTTCCAGACGTGTTGGGCTTAATGATTCAGTTCTGTCACGAACAAGGTCATCCACATATAAGTAACCGTCTGAAGATATGTCTACGGAACCTGTCCATGTTCCATCAATACCACGACAGGTCAGCGTCGAAAATCGGTCCGGTGCACCAAGATTAATTTCTTTCTTCTCTGCTGACTTCTTTTCAAGAGTTGCAGACGGAAAGATTTCGCTGAAAGTATATTCTGGTGTCGAAATAAGGTTCTGTATTTCTCCGTAAAATCCATCGGCAAGGATTCCGCTGTGACCACTCATGGCGTTATGGCTGTTCGGGCGTTTACCCATTATCCAGGACAGGAAAAATATACAGGTGGTTGATTTTGCTGTTCGGGGTGGCATAGACACGCCAAGAAACTCAATCTTTCCGTCCTCTAAGTCCTGTAAATCCTGTACGAGAATATTCAGTGTCTTTTTTCTCGGCTCATAGAATTTTCTTCGTGGCTGTCTGTTCTTTTCCATGTAGTACAGATAACTCTCGAATAGCCATGGAGCTTCCAGCAGCAAATACTGCCAGTAGATATCATCAAAATTACCGCTTCCCGTCAGTGCAGCTTGCCTTGCGGCTACGTTATGGGAATACTTACTTACTTTTATTGCCATTTGCTGTGCTTCTAAATTCTCCGTAAACGGCAAATCAATGTTCATGTTTAATAACAGATCAAGGCAGTCTTTCTGATTCTGGTAAACAGACATATCTCCACTGATGATTTGATTTAAGACTGCCCGATACCATTCAAATGAGCCTTCTGTAAATTTTTGCATAAAAATAGAGCCAGACCTCCTTTCTTCTTAGGATTTAGTCTGGCTCTCATGTGGCTCTTTGACTGTTATTCGCTTGCTTTGAAGTTATATATAGGTTTGATAATATCAACTATTTCTACGGTATCTTTGATGTTATCAATAATTTCTTGCGGTGGTTTGTAAGCCATAGGGCTTTCATCAATCGTAGATTTCTGAACGGATGTTGTATATATCCCATTCATAGACTCCTTAAATTCTTCTAACGAGATGTTTTCTTTTGCTTTTGACCGACTCATAATACGTCCTGCACCATGAGGGGCTGAACAATTCCAATCCTCGTTTCCTTTCCCAACCGCAATAATACATCCATCTCGCATATTCATTGGAATAAGGACTTTTTCCCCATGTCTAGCTGATATTGCACCTTTACGAACAATGTTTGTATCGTGATCAATATAATTATGAATTGTATCAAACCATGTATTTCTTTGGAGTGTCCAATTCATAGTGTAAAATATAGCACTCTGTATACATCGTCTGTTTATTCTCGCAAATTCTTGACAGATTTTCATATCATGCAGATATTGTTTTCTGTGTTCTCCTGTCAAGTAGCACAATTCTTTCGGAATACCCAGTTTGTCTGGATTCCATTTTCGTTTTAATTCGTCAATACCATTTTGGATTTCCTTGCGCCTGCCAGAACGCTTGTATTCTTTCACCATTTTTTGTATTTCAGCTTCGAGCTTGTCTGTACCTTGCATGTCTTCTATGGCAATTTTTTGATATATCTCAGCTACTTGTTTTCCGAGGTTGCGACTTCCAGTGTGAATCACAAGATAATTTGTCCCTTTCGAGTCAGTGTCAACTTCAATAAAATGATTTCCACCCCCAAGCGTACCAAGACTCCTGCGAATCCATTCGATATTTTTAAGCTGATGGAAGCAGTGAAGTTCTTCTAATTCTTCAAAATTTATGATTTCGTCACGTACATTTCTTCCTGCTGGAACAATGTTTCTTATTACTTCGTCAAGTTTTTTTAAATCTATTGTTCCCACATCAATAGGAATTTGTGTTGTAAGCATTCCACATCCAATGTCCACGCCAACAATGTTCGGAATTACTTTATCTCCGAGATCAGCAGTAAAGCCAATTACGCATCCTGCTCCTGCGTGAACATCTGGCATGATTCGTACTTTGCATTCAGAAAATGCAGGCTGTTTTATCAATGTATAAATCTGATTTAATGCTTCTGGTTCGATGTTTTCTGTAAATATCTTCAAGTCACTCATAATGGCGCTCCTTTCTGGCTCTCTGGCTGATTTATTTATTTTTCTTATTTAATTTCAAGTATTTTCTATATTTGCGACTGTATTTCCGAAGAATTAAATCAAGCATAATGCTGTTCGTCTGTTCTGTGTTTTCAGGCATAGTTGTGAGATACGGATAATCTTCTTTATCGTCTACCAACGTCTTGAAAATCAAGTCTAAAGCAAACTGAGCACTGATAGGTGGGTCGCACAGTTCAAAGTCTTTATCCTTGTACCACTCATCAATCTTCTTTTGAAATCCATCAAAGGATATTTCTTCGTTCCATATCATTTGCTCACCTCACAATGCTTCTAAACAAATCCCACCACTCGTCTTTTTTATTTATATCTTCTACTCGTTCAAACATAAATTTCAATTTATAAATACCTGATTCTGATGTAACCGATTCCGTATGCACGAGTTTGAATTTTCTTTTAAGATATCCAATTTCAAGAATGCATTCCTCCGGAAGATCAGTGTAATTCATGACGCATTCTACCCAAATAATCCATCTGTCTTCTTCGTAATGTACTTCAATGTCAGCCATTGCATTAATGATTTCTCTATAAATAATCTTAACGGGATAATTCACTGCACCATATTTCATACATTCACCTCAAACTCTTTCTTGCAGTTACTACCCTTGCATTTCAATTTAAGATGCCGAATTTTTGTTTCTGGGCTAATCAGAAGTGCTTTCTTCTCGCAAAAAGGGCAACAATACCACAGTTTGCCATTGATGTTCTTTATTAATGCCCGTCCGTCCCACGGCTCCGGTGAATTCATTACCTGAGAGAAATCTATCCCCTCGGATTCAAATGCTGATTTAATGCTCATTAAAAAATCTCCTTAAATTTTCTGCCGATCAAAACCATTGTCTTTGTTTCCCCAATACGGATATTGCTCTAAGCGTTTTCTCATATACTCGTACGGATGTGTTTTTGCAAAGTCAGCAATTTCTTTGACAGGCTTACCCTTCGTTCTGGCTAACTTTTTTGTTTCTACGCCCATGTCAGTTTAACCCATGAATCTTTCTCAGATTTGCATATCGGTCAACGATTACATCCAATGCGGTCTGAAGCTGGTTGATTGTGATGCAATCAGACTGGTGCTGATCTTCATACATTTTTAAGCTTGCAGCAAAATCCGTCTCCTTTTTATCTGGCTGCGCGTCGTTAATTAATTCAGGTTCTCCATACATCATCATCACATCACAATCTCTTTCCAGCTCAATCTGGTATTCTTGTAAATCCAAAATTTCATGCTGTCTTTTCTCACATTCTTCAGACAGTCGGACAACTTCATTCTTTAGCTGATCTACCGTACAGTTCTTCATATCTTCAATTCTCATGGCATCCTCCCTCAAATCTTGGTAAATATTTCCATGTCGTAGTTATCTCGAATATAATCCACGCATTCACTGAGCTTTTCTTTTAAGATTGGGTCTTTTGCAATATCCGGATGTATCGTGTACATTATGCAACTGCCTTCTCCTCCCTCTTTCTGGAATTTCCGCCAGTTAAAAGTCATTGTAAACAGTGGAATCCTTGTGAGATTCTTTGTCTTGTGCTTTATATAGAGATTGCAAAGCTTTTTAATCATGGTAATTCTCCTTTCGCAATCAAGCTGTCTTCTCAAACAAATCAAGAATAAATTCCCGACCCATCTGCGTAATCCGTCTATGGTAGATTACTTTTCCAGAATCCAATACTTCTTGTTTGATCTCCTCGTATCCGCAATCACTATAGTTGGAGTACATCAACCACGTACCGTTTACCTGATACTGTATCTTTTTCTCTGCCAGAATCCGGTTTAGCTGCATTGCCGATTTCAGTCCCAGTTCCTTAGCAATCTCAGTAATGGTATATGTCTTATTTACGTGCATTAGGATAGCATTTTTTCTCTCGGCTTCTACTCTTGCAGCACGTTCCTCTTTCAGTTTAGTCAGAAGCTCGATACCGAAGTCTGGATTGTTGAGGATATTATCAATAACATTGTCTGTAGCATATATGCCATGTTTGTGGATTGATGGTAACACTTCCGATGTTACCCACTTTTTAAAATGTTTAGCAGACGGAAGCTTGCTCGAAAGAATAAGGCTGTAAAGACCAGATTCATTAACGACGTACATTTCACGGCTTTGACCTGAGTCGGTGAAACGCCTTGTCAGCTTATCTTCATCATCCACATGTCTCTTTATTGCATCTGATGTATCTTTATATCCCAATATTTCTGCAACGTCTTTTCCAACGAAATATGGCACTTCCTCAACCATCACTACACGTACAGAACCTAATTCTGCATTTTTAAAAACTTCCGGTTTATTCATTTCTCTCTTTCCTCCCTATGTTTCATCTGGCACTTGATCATCTTTGCTATGTTCTCACGTTCCTGTTTTATTCCATGCCCCTGACGGAACAATTCGCATTCAAGGATATTTCCGCATTTTGAGCATTCATCTTTGATTTCTTTACCTGCTATTTGCATTATTCGTCCTCACAATAAATCAAAAGGTGTTTGGCAATTTGTTTAAGATCATTCTTTCCGTATAATCGGATACCATCTTTTAATCCTCTGTCAATCAGCCAATCTGCTAATTTTAAAGGTTGTTTAGGGGGTTCTCCCTCTTTTGGGGCTGCCGCTTCAGCATTTGACTGAATAGTAAGTCCGTACCACAAATGACGGTGCCAGTATTCCAATGCTTCTTGACTGCATCTTTTTTCTAACTCTGAAAATACTTTTTTGTAATCAGATAATTCTTTCTGTATTTTCTTTGCTTCTTGTTCTGTCATTTTCAATACCCTCCCAACATTCACAGCTATCACCAAGTAACCTTTTCTATAAAATAAAAAGTCCGGTGGGTGGACTTGAACCACGCATCGTCACCCAACGTGAACCACCGGAACCAATCAGAAGGTAAATTTGAGCATTTTGGAAATGCTTTCCGGTAATGGCAATTTACCGGAATCGGAAAGGCAGGAATCGAACCTGCGACACATGACTTGTAAGTCACTGCTCTACCACTGAGCTACATTCCATGCCGCTTACTACGGCTGATCACCTCGGTAAATGAATGAGATGATTTCCATTTTGCACAACATATAAATGATATGCTTTTCGTACTGCCCAGCAGTCCTCAGGATAAACATCAACCTTTTCCCATGGGTTTAATCCGCTTGAACCATAGACCGCCCGTGCACTGACAGCATAGAACGAACGAATTAATTGCAGGAGACGGATTTGAACCGCCGTTCTCAAGGATATGAACCTTGTGAGATTCCACTTCTCCATCCTGCCTTAACCCGGTGCAATCCGGGTTAGCAATAGGTTTATCGTGTTATGCTTTCCACTAGACTGTTTTCATCCGTGCCAGTCCCACGGAGTTGTTTCGGAGGATTATTCCTGAAATGCCTCTTGAAAACTCCCTGTCGTCAACGTGCACTCATTGGCGACATATTCAACTCAGAGACAGAACCGAACGGGAAGTTGCTTTTTCAATCCGGCTACGCCGTTACGTACCTTCTGGAAAACAACCCACATACACACATTCGGCAGTTTTTTCTATCCACAAAACGGATGGACAGCTTTGGGAGAAATGGAAGCTCTGGGGCTCGAACCCAGGACCGACCGGTTATGAGCCGGTTACTCTGACCAACTGAGCTAAGCTTCCTGAGTAGCAAAAAGATACAGGGTCGCTGCGATATCTGTATCTTTACTACTGTTGCAGTTCTTGACCGCCAACTGCAACAAAGGTTGAAACCACCCGGAACATTTGACTGTTCCTTTAGTCATCGCCGTTGCGATAGGTGGTTAAAGGGTATTTCATGAAAAAAGGAAAAAGAAAATCCAATCTGCATCAAAGGAAAAATGAAATCCGATGCAGAGCGGCGCATGTGGGATTCGAACCCACGCATAACGGAGTCAAAGTCCGGTGCGTTACCGCTTCGCCAATGCGCTATGTTGCGGCAGTCGCTCAACCCTGCCGCACGTGATATACTTCAAAAAACACCATTGATATATTTACGTTTTTTCCTGGAACGCCTGTATCAGCCGTAACTCATTTGGAGGAAATTTGGTTTTGGATATCTGTTTCATTATTATAAATCCGTACTGATACAGGCTATCTAGGGATTTCATGCCTCGTCCTGTCCGTATTGAATCTTCCTCCAAGACCATGCGGCGAGGGCTGTACCTTTTCTTTTATTATCTTAATCCGCTCTACCAATATCAGCGGAAGTAAAACCATTGGAAATACCAGTAACATTTATTTCACCTCACAGGGATGTTAAAAATAAAATCACGCTTATTCCGGTTCCAATAAGAATCATCGAACAAGCGGCAGATTCCCATTTGTCTTTATTGTTATTTGTCACGATTTCGGAACTCGCTGAAACAAACATTAAAACGTTGATAGCAAGTGCGATTATCGTGAATATCGTCCTCATCGTTCTTCTCCAATCATGAAATCAAGAATTTTTTCTGCTGTCTCTTCTTCGGGCTCAAATGGAAGTCCACATGTAGAATAGATTTCCAGAGCCGATTTCAGGCTTGATTTGAAGCCTTGGTATATCTCTCCATGTTGAAGTAGTTCGTGCCTTAAAATTAAAATCGCATCAGTAATTGATTGAGAACTGGTGTTTTTATTCGCTGTCGTTAAGCTCATACTCGCAGCCCCTTTCCTGTGCATTGCAGTACACCAGAAGATGCTCTGCGATTTCCTGAAGCTGAACCGGGTCGTATTTCGGAATTGCAACCATTTTGCCTTCATGCATTGGGAATAGTGCGAATACCGGTGCGTCCGTAACAATCGTTGCTTTTATCAACATAGCTGCTACGTCAACTGGTTCTGACGGTAACAGCTCATAGATTCCTTTTTCTTTATTCATGCCTCTTTTACCTCTCCAAAATATTCTTTGTATAACTCATAGTCATTTCTTCCAATCAGGTCTTTAACCTTGTATTTTTGCTCTATTCGAAGATCACTGTATGTGTAAATGGTTTTTGTGGCCTGTATACGATAATCGCCGACGTCAGTGATTCCGCTTTCAGTCTCGATTTTTTCTTTAGCGGAAAACCAGTTTCCGTTCGGAGTTAAGAAGTAAACTCTTTGCACTGCTCTTCCGAGTGCGATATATTCCAAACTTGCTTCATCCGTAAAAACCTTTTTCGCCGATTCTGTATCGTACAGCATTCCGTCCTCCAGAACAGCTTTCTTGTGATGATACTCGTACGAGCGGTCATGAGCTAAAGGCTTTTCAAGCGGATGGCATTCAGAAGACCTTTTTTGTTTTTTAAAAAATTTTTCAAGCATCGTCTTTTACCTACCTTTTCCGAAAATACTGTGTCAAGGCTTCACGGGTGATCTGTGACACGCTTTTGCCGGTTCGGTTCTTTTCAGCTATAAGTCTTTGCTCCAATTGGTACGGCAACCGGATGCGAATGGATTCACCTTGGATATTACTCTTTTTCATATGATGTATCCTCAACTTACTATTTCCACTGGATAACCTAGCTTTTCTTCAAGCTCAGCTACCGTTATTTTACGTGGCTTATTTAATTTGATTTTCACATCTTGCACTGCACCATCTTTGTTTTTAGCAATCCCGCGCCCAGTGTATATGTCAGCTTCTTCATTAGCGTATACACTGAGATGATTGTATCCATATGTACGGCACCACCTAGCAGCCAAATCAGAAATTTTCATCAATTCTTCCAACTCATTCCCGAATAGATGTGAATACAATATAGCTCGATCATACATTTCCTGTGTTACTGCTGACAGAGCAATCACGCTTTTATACGGACTTCCGATAAAACGGAAAAATCTGCATGATTCCATTACTTTTTCGCCTTTTGGAAGTGCAAAGCCTTGAGAAATTGCCATCTTAAGAAGCTTCGCTGATTCAACATCGCTTTCTGTGATAACACACTTATTTGTAAAGTCTATCATTACTGTTCCCCTCCCAACATTTTATATAGTGTTCCTCTTGACACTCCCATGATTTCGGCAAACTGAACTTTGGTGATTTCCCCAGCCTGCCATCTTTGCTTTGTTTTCTCGAAGAGTTCTTTGTCTACCTCTTTTTTTGCTCGTCCTTTATACTTGCCCTGAGCTTTCGCGATTGCGATACCCTCTTTCTGACGCTGGCGGATACTTTCTCGTTCTCTTTGTGCCACGTATGAAAAGACCTGTAAAACGATGTCTGCGATTAATTTTCCAGTCAAGTCTCTATTCCGCGTAGTATCAAGTAATGGCATATCTTGTACAATAATGTCTGCTCCAATCTCTTTAGTGATTTTTCTCCATTCTTCTGTAATCTCATCGTAGTTTCTGCCAAGTCGGTCAATCGAATGGACTACCAGTACGTCACCTTTTTGAAGGGAAGCGATCATCTTCTGATATTCAGGACGGTTGAAATCCTTGCCGGACTTCTTGTCCATATAAATTTTATCAACGCCTTCTTCTCTCAATGCCTCCATCTGCCTCGCTTCGTTCTGCTCTACTGTCGATACTCTTGCATATCCAATTTTCATGTATAATCCCTCCCGTTTATTTATGAGTCAATTATACATCTAATTGATTATATTTGCAAGTAATTCATACACATTTATGAGTATTTTTTATTGACTATTGAAACGTTTTTGATTATGATAATGTTAATAGGAGGTATTTATATGGTTTCTGATAAGATAAAGCAAATAATGAAGATGAAAAAAGTAACCAGTGTTCAATTAGCTCAGCACCTTGGGATGCTCCCGCAATCACTTGCAAATAAATTTTCAAGAGGAAGCATATCCGCAGATGAACTAATCCAGATTCTTGATTTTCTGGAATGTCAATTGATAATTGAGCCAAAACCAGATGTATCAATCAAACTGACCACTGATGATCTCAAAAGGGAACCGTAATGGTTCTCTTTTTTATTGTCCTAATTGTCCATCCCTGTCTGTGATGAAATTGCAGGTGAACTACTCGGCAACTGAGTTACCAGAGCATCTGAATTAAGGCGGGATACCGCCTTTTCAGGGTGCGTCCATGACACCACTACTGTTTGCTCTTTAGAGCTATACAGCTACTTTTATTATTTCTGGCGTTTTTAGTCCGGTTACGGACAGTTCCTTTTTCTCTCCGGATACGGAGAGATATTTTCTCAGGATGTTATATGCACCTACAGCATCTGCGTTATACTTCCGGTTTCTGTCCCTGTACAGTCCCCTTTGTTTTCGGTTGCATGGCTGTGCATATCTTTTTTCCACCTCTGGTGACAGCGGACTGCACTGGCTGGTATAGCTTTCTTCCTGTCTTACAAAACGGATCCCGTACATCTTAAGCTTATATTCCATCATGCTATAGAGCCTGTTATACGGCAGATTGTGGAACTTCTGGTTTGTTCTGTGTCCCAGGTCTTTTCCTTTCCGGATATTCCGGATATCCCCTGCCACAACACAGGTAATTCCCTGTTCACGGCAGTATTTTGCAAAGTATCTTGTGATCTTGTGCAGATAATCCGTTACCGAGTTCTGCTTTTTCTGATATAATCTGCGAATATGTTTTGATGTGACTGGATGTTTTATTTCCTTCACAGACTGCTGTCCATACCATTGTGCCTGCACCCTTGCAATCTCTTTATGAAAATATCTTTCCAATGCAAGATATCTTCTGCCCAGGATAAATGTATTCCCATTCCCGGAATCATAGCATGTCATAAGATTATGAAGTCCCAGATCAACTGACAGATAGTGTCCATTCTGCGAAAGTTCTTCCCTCTCTGAAATCTCATAAACAACAATAACTTTACATTCACCTTTTTCCGGTGGGTAGATCCGCAACTGTTTGATCTGATCCATGCCCCTGAAAATCTTATTTTCAAGATAAAGAAAGTTCTCATGGATCTGATACGTTTCTTCCATATATCTTTTTAATGCTTTTGGAAGGGACAGACGGACTTTTTCTGTGTCCCATTCATGTACAATTCCCATCTGCATATAGGTAATGGGGATACTTTCCTGTTTAAACCGCGGTGGTCTGGGATTCTCAATCCCTCCGGATCTTTTCAAGGCGTAAAAAGATTTCCATGCTTTATCCAGCAGCTTGCAGACTTCCTGGGCTGTCTGAGATGGAAGCTGTTTATACCACAGATCCTCTCTATGGGATTTTTTCTGATAATACCAGTCCGGGTATTTCTCCATTCCCATTTCTTTGTAATGCTGACGTTCGTAATTACAGACATTCCAGAGCTTGGATGCCGCATAACACATATGTCCGATGACGTTTGCATATTCCTGACTGACCTTTATGGATGTTTTCTTTGACAGCAGCATTTCCCACCTCTATGATCTCAATAAACTTTACTCTGATGCTCAATATATCTGCGGATGTTTTCTTCCGACACAGACCCGACCGTTTCCACATAATAGGAATGGTTCCACAGCTCTCCTTTCCAAAGCTGTTCTCTTATTTCCGGAAAACGTTCGAATAATTTCCTGCCGGTGATCCCTTTCAGATATTTCACGATCGCAGTTATGGATAATTTGGGAGGAGCAGACACAAAACAGTGCACATGGTCTCCTTCCCCGCATTCAAACAAATGGACGGTAAAACCTTTATCCGCTGCGATCTCCTGCACCAGCTCCTGAAGATATGCTTCAATCTCCGCATTCAATATCTTCCGCCAGTATTTCACTGACCATACCATATGGTAATTAATATTGCACACACAAGTGCGGTAATGTATAAGATTCTCCTTCATACATATAGTATAGCATAGTATTAAGAATATCACAATAAAATGCCGAACATATTTTCTTTTTTAATAAAGCTGGATACAGCATTTTTTAGTAAAAAAATAAATATATTTTACTTATAATGTGCAGATATGCACAGTTTACGCTTTCATCTCGGCAATTGAATTACCGAGGATTCCCGCTTATCTTCCTAAAGTTTATTCTGCTCATATTTAAACTCTCCGCAGCGGAGAAATCAGGAGCTGCACCCGATTCGTCAATCACAATCTTTTACTGTGTATGATCGTTAGTATCATTACAATTCTTATTCCCAAATTCTGCATCATTTCATTCATTCTTTATACCTGCCTTTCTTGGTATTGCCTTATTTTGTGCTGGCAGAGAAACCGTTAAGGCTTACGGCTTGTCGTGTTGCAACCACTATCTCTGCCATGTGAAAAGGGCCTTTTTGTTGTTTTATTTGCTTTGGGGAATCACCCGGCTCCTGGCGGCTTTCCCTCCAAGGGGGTCCCCGTCTCATCCGTACGCTATCCGGTCAGCCCGCCGCCCCATGGGACCCGCTGCACCGGATCACGCTGTTGTTGTTCGGCCTTCGGCAGTAGTCAGAGGATGTTACCGCCGCTTTTCGTTCGTCATATTGCACAAATTTTCTCGTGTTGTTCATTGTACATTTTAAGTACACCCTATTTATACATTACGGAAAACTATATATTGTGTTTTCGCCTTGTTTCATACAACATATTGTGTTTTTGCTGCTTTCGTGTTCACAGCTTTGGCCGCTCCATCTCTGGAAGCTCCAGTGCGTCCTTGTACCGGTCCGCGATCTGCTGCGCTGACTGCTGCGGGATGCCTTGCACATGATCCGCCTGGACCGGCGCTGTCTCTGCCATGCCGTATGCAGCTTTCGCAACGAAGATCAGGTTTGCATTCGTTCCTGGTTGGTTGTGCAGTCTGTTAAGCGTGCAGTTTTTGCAAATATCGAACCACTTTTTCACCGTGTTGCTATGCGCTGTGGCGGTTCTATAGTCCCCGCGCATCCAATCGCTAAACGTTGAGCGGTTAATCCCTACCAGAAAACTAAATACTTCCAGAGTTGGTAAAACATGATATTTGCTGCACAACCTTACAAACACGCTAAACATATGATCTAATAATTCTATATCATCGTTACTGGGTTTCTGTATGTGATCAGCAATATAAAAAATCATATCAACAAAACTGTCAGCTACTTCTTTTCTGTAATTCTCACTATCAGGTGATACACATAACACTGTATTAATATATTCATCAGCATATATATTAATATTACTCAAATATACTTCTGTTTCCTTTTCTGTTTTGATAGTATTATCTTTCACTGTATCACCTCACTTTACAACGTTAATCTGTTAATTTAGTAAAATAAAAAGGACGATACCAAACCGGTTAGCAATCGAAGAACACGCCCAGCAGCTACGATCAGCGCCGGAAGTTCCGTAAATGCTTTTCAGTTTTTATCGTCCTTTGTTTAAAAATCGTAAATGTATTTGTTTATCTGCCATTTACAATAGCACATGTAAGTCATTAATGCAAGCATAAATTTATTTTTATTACTCAAGGTATAATAAAAGATCTATTGATAAAATAATCCGTTATAACTCAATATACAGCGTTATAGAGTTATATATATTATAATATAATGTATCTAAGTATATATTAATAAACTCAGAATCTAGGAGGGGCTTAAAAGATGTTATTATACAGTACTGTATAGAATTAATTAATAGGGGATTATATATATAATATAATTATAGGGGCGTTTTGGCACAGAAAAAGCCAGGCTTCCGGCGTCTGATCCGGTTACCTGGCTGAATGATTTTTATTAATTTTCGATTGGCTCGCCCCTCCTGAGTTCCTCGTTAGTGACACGATAGCATATTTTATAAAAACCTGTCAAGCCAAAAGTAAAAAATATTTTTCTTGACAAAACAAACGTTTGTGTGCTATGAATAATTTAACGGACTTCGGCGGCGGGTCTGTTCTCCCCTCGTTAGCCGCCACAAAAAAAAGATTTTAAGCCCCTGGAGATTGTCCAAGGGCTTTTTTTCTTTCCACAATGGGGCTATTAATTGCGGGTATTAGCCTAATAGCTAACAATCTAACTTTACATTCAGGCGTTTTCCACCTGTTCCACAATGTAACTATTAATGTTTTGCTAACTTAATAACTAATGATCCAATTTTACATTCGTCAAAAACGACGTTATAAATATAATAATATAATTATAATCAGCTGTCAATAATCACATTAAAAATACCGGGTTTCCGCAGCTGTCAATTTCGGTTGTGACCTCTTGCCCTGCATCAAGATATACTGTTTTTACATCTTCAAAAATTCGCCTTTCTCTGTCCACCGTATATTTTTTGTGTAGTGTGTAAACAGTGCCGGAGATTTCCGGAAGTACCGGTGCATAAGCTGGCAAATCCAACGTCACTTTTTCCGGTGGCAAAATGTCAACAACTTCGATCTTGTCAATTCTCAACAAATCTTCATGCCGGCCCAGGTTTGGAAACCGTCTCGGATACTTCAGCATTTTATAAATTATGTCAACTTCCTTTTCGTTTTTTGGCTGAACGTGTAAACGCAAATTCAAATCTGCGACAAAATCAACTAAAACCGGCGTATTAACCCAGCCTGTGAACCCCGGGCCGTTTTTCACTCGGACGGGAAAACGCTTTTTAAATTCTTCCGTTTCTGATCCGGCATAAGCTCCACCCTTCCAGCGTTTTGTAAACTCCTGTTCGTTCATCGTTCCGCTTCCGGCTATTGATATGTTCATGTCGTGCCAGCTACTCCACCGGCACAAAAAATGGACCATCCCGGCAACTGTAGAAAAAGGCGGCAGTGGGTACGTATATACCCTTTTCCCGGCGTGCGAAAAAGGCGTTGCGAAAACGCCCTTTTCCATGTATCCCTCTATTAGCACTGTCTTCATGGCTCTTCGGCCTCGCATCTGAAGCCGAAAAGGATATCTTCGTAAAGCTGATCGGGAATTTCCTCTTCCATCAGTGGCTTTCGGTTTTCGGTTCTAAGCTCTTCGTCAAGACTTGCGTCGATATCTCTGAGAGCCTTTTCCCTACTGAAGCCCATTTTTACAACTTCGTTTAAAAGATTGATTGTTTTTTTCATGTCTTTTTCCTTTCTTTGTGGTATAATATTATTGTCGCTTACAGAGGATGTTCTGTAAGTGGAGCGACCAACAATTCCGGTCGCCGAGGGTTGAAACAATAATTTTAAGTGTAAAGAGCTGATTTCCGGCTCTTTATTCTTTTGCATTTTTCCCGTCCCCGTAACATTTATAAAACGCCACTGTAAGCTCCGCCAGTTCCTGCGGCGTAAGCTTTTCTTTTAAGCTGTCCGGGATACGGCTGTAGTTGGCCGCAAAAGTATCACGACACTTTCCTATCTTGCAGGCTTTTTTGACCTGCTCGAGCTTGTACATTTCTCCAAGCTCTTCTACGGTGATTCCACCGTTTTTAACTTCTTCCCGTCCTTCTTTTGTCAAGATGGACATTGCTTCTTTCTTGCTAACAACTCCGATTCCGTTGATTCTCATTTCTTTCCCCTCCTTGTTCTGTTCTTCAAATCCTGGATACGGCTTGAAAGTTTCAGCCCATTGTGCCTCGTCTTCTTCCGTCCACTCCGGCTCCTCTTCCGGCTCAACCTCGTAGGAACATCCGGCAGCGTCCTCAAAGATGTTATCTTCGTATTCGGTCATCCATTGACCGTCTACAAGGCAATCATATCCGGTTGCGTGGATGAATCCAACGCCGTCCTCGAAACGATCGAACGGCATGTTTTTAAGTTGTACCCTTCTTGTAGCTTTTCCAGCCTCTGTTTTTTTCATCTTTTCCCCTCCTGATCCGTCCCGCCCTGGGGGCTTGTGCTTAGTTGTCTTTAACGCATAGCCTGTTTTAAGAAAAACTCTAATTCTTCTTCGTAATATTCTTTATAATATTCCAAGTCTGTTCTCGTTTTGTATTTTTCTTTCACTTCAAAGAAATCGTTAAATAAAGAATTTGCTTGTTTTATATTTCCAAGCTCGTAAGATTCTGCTTTGCGATTTACTTTGTTGTATCCTTTTTCTGGATTCGTAGAATCAAACATTTTAATCGCCATGTATTCAAAATGCCTTAAATTATGGTCCTTTAAATACTTTGGCAATAGCTCAACCCGGGTTAATGGATATGCAATAAATGAATTACCACTATCAAAATCTTTTTGAAAAGTACTTGACGAATGTTTTCCCTTTTTTAGGCTATATAAATGCGTTTTCAATCTTTTGTGTATATTTCTAGTTGAGCCAATATATACTTTTTGATTGTCCATATTTACAATTATATAGACGCCCGGGAAATCAGAATTTTTATTAATCCTAAATTGCTCTGTTTTCACTGTAACCACTTCCTTTCTATGGTTACAGTATAGCACTTATTAAACTATGCGTCAAGTATTTTATTAAACTATTCTATTATTTTTTCATTCTTTCCAGCTCTTTTAAAATACAGTCCAGGACAAACGCTGACATCTTTACGCCTTTTAATTCGGCTGCTCTTCTGACATCTTCTTTCGTTCCCTTTGGTGCCATCACAGTAATGCGATCATATTTGTCTTTCTGGTACTGTGCTATATAAGAAAGTTCTTTTTCTCTATCTTTAAATGCCATATATAAAACCCTCCAATATTATTTTTCTTATATTATAGCACTTATTAAACTATGCGTCAATTATATACTAACGTTTTGACCATTATTTTTTCTTTTCCTATTATAAGGAATAAAAAAATATATGAAGTAAAAAAAATGCGCTTTTATTAAACTATGCTATTGACATCATTATTAAACTATGCTATCATATAACCATCAAAGGAAAACAAAAAACATTCAACCCGGACGCTGATCCGGGAGAAAGAGAGGGAACAAAATGAAAGACACTATCCTTAAAGCTTTATCAAATATCAACTGCTTCTATTCAATCATCTGGATGAAAGCGACAGGCAAAGATAAATACACATTCAGAGAAGAAAGCAAAGTCCACGAAATGTTATTAGCTGCCATGTCAGTAGTCATAAGGAGGAAAACAGTATGATAATTGGAACATCAACAGTCGGGAAATGTGTTTACGATCTCCCCGAAGAGATCAAGACGCTGGAAGAAATGCGGGCCTTGATTTGCGGGACGTATTACAACCCGGAGACCCGGGAGGAACTGCAATGGCAGCCGAAGCTCCGGGGGCTTAACGGCCCAATGTACAATGGCTTGCAGATTTTGGAAAACGGTGAAATAGTTCCGGTTATCCGGTACGAAAAGCCGAGCAAGTTCTAACCTTTCCGGCGGCGGTCAAGCCGTAGCCCCAACGCAACCGCCGGATTAAAAAAAGAAGAAAAGGAGAAAAAAGTTATGGCTTATAACATGATATTAACACCAGAACAGGAACAGAGAAGAAAAGACAGCAAACAGGCGCTTGAAAGTCTGAAATATAACCCGATGTGCTACGGCTGTAAAAAGCTGTGTGCAGAATGTGGCGGAACTATTGAAAAATTGTGGGACGGCTGCATCTGGTACGAGAAAAACGATTTTTCGAGCGTTTACGCACTGGCAATATATGCCCCAGAACTGATTAAAAATGAAGATTGGTTCTCATTTGACGAGTTTCTGGACGATCTCAGAAACGACCGCGCCGAAGTCGTTAAACACTTGAAATGGCGCGCAGCTGGTCATCATTTTTTAAACGAAGTGCTGACCGACAGATATATTACAGCTTGCAAAAAGATTTTGAACATTTTAAAGGAGGCGTGAAATTATGGCAAACACAGTTAAATTACAAGGGATTGCCGGCCACCAGGAAGGAACCCCAACAAAAAATTTAAAAATCGGTGATGTTATCGTGTGGAACTTCGGCTACAAATCAGAAGTAGTTGAAATCAACCCAAGCAAAACCGGAAAAACAATTACTTTCATGTTGAAAAGCTTTGAAAATGGCGAAATCAAGCCCCGTAAAATGGGAGCTGATCGGCTCGTAGTTGTTGAATCAAGAGAACCAGAAAAGCCCAAAAATGAAATTGATCGGGCAATTTCAGAACGGAAAAACACATATTTCGGGGTTTATTCTGATGTTGGCACGGCTTTAGAAAAATTCACAACTGAAGAACTGGCAGAATATTATTTGAAACGTTTTGGGGATGGCGGATTACGGTATTTTCTCGAGCAGCAAATTATAGCTGCTGAAATCGCGAAGGAAAAAGCATACTAGGCCGGCAAGCGTACCGGGGAGCATTTCCCCGGTGGCTCTTTAAAATAAATATCAGGAGGAAAAGAACATGAAAAGTTATACTGTTATCACAAGCAAGAAAACCGCAACCGAATTAAACTGGGTTATTGACGCAAAAGTGCCACTTTCCGCAGAGGATAAGGAGTTTATAAAAGTTTTCGCTCCGGTCGTGTATTGGTCGGACACAAATTGTTACCACTGGGCATTTGATGAAAAGTTACCGTCCGGGCGGTGGCTGGAGAACATGAAGTTTACGGAGGACTTGAAAACCGTAAAAGCGTTAATCCTGTAATCCCCGGGCGTAATGGTTCCGGCCGGGTTCGATTCCCGGCAACGCCCTTTATTTTATAACCCGGCTCCCATGGGTATAGGGAAGAAAGAAAAAAATGAACTTAATGCAAATAATAAACTATATCGAAGAAAACCACTTAGAACATGATTTCAATAAATTTAGAAATTTTCGTTACTTTTCCAATAAAGAACCGATAGAAGTAACATTAATTGCATTTTACCAGAAGAGAGTAAAGGGAGAACATTATAATGAAAATTAGAAAACCCACGCAAAAACAAACCGTCGCCGCTATAAAAAGCGGCGATTTTTCAGAAGTCGAAAAGATAGAGGATGCAGCACGCCAGGAAGCGGCGAAAGTTTTTCATGCGGTCGCTTCCGGTTCTGTGCCGCTGATCTGGTACGATCTGCCGCCGGTGCGGTGTCAGTCTGGGGCGGTGTCCGTCATGCGGTACGCCCTGCACCGGTCAACAAAGCAAGACGGATTTTTGCAGCTGTCTTGCATGGAGCTGAAGGCCGGGCAGATCATCCCGACTTCTGACAGGCAGTACAACACCACTGACGCCGGTTTTTCGGAGTTCTTCCGAAACTTGCCCCGGTTAGTTGATGTTAATTTTTTAGAGCAGTGAAAACGCTGCTCTTTTTCTGCTACTCTTCCGGTATCCAGTCCGGCGCCAGGTTCACGGCCTGGGGAGCGGATCAGGCTTGTGAAATCTATCTACAAGCCGTGTGCCTTGACAGCTTAACAACTTTGCTTGTCCGGAAATGCGGTTGTTGATTTGCTTTTTTCGCCGCTTTTCGTCTTTTTGGCGTTCCTTGATGTTTTTACCATTGCCGGATTTATAATCCGTTTTTGTGCGCTTTCGTCAATCAATACTCACGGTTGACGGGGCGCCGGTATGGTGGTACTATGATTATATATAGCCGTTTCCGGCTCTTTTTGTCGTGCTTGCTCTGTGCAGCTGGCACCGATCCGGGGCGTAGTGCCCGAACAGCAACGAAAATGTGTTCTGTTTTGCTCGCACTGTACAACCGCCCTATTTGGCTTTTTAACGGCCGGTTAGATTCTGGTCGAAGAAGTCTAGCCTTGACAGTTTTGCGGGCGTTGTGGGCGAAATTAGAGCGCTAGCTATTGACGCCTGGGAAAAATCCGGCACCGGTTCACAGATGATCCGCAGCCTTTTACAGGGTGGTCATGCCGATTGTGAAACGAACGATATTTCTGGAAGTCTTTGAATATTTGTAATATTCAGACACAGAAAAATGCCGAAAAACGGCGAAAAAAGAACAGCTGGAAAATAACCTTTATTTCTGGATTTCCATTTTGTTTATCTTGCATATATTAATCCATAGCATCTTCCGAGGGGCTGTGTAAATTCACGAATCAATTTAATTTATTTAATCCCTCGGATTTTCTCCTAGCCGTATTCTTCGTTTTGTATGTGGTCCGTTGTTTCCGGACTTTCACCTTCTGTTCCGTCTTATCTTTCTTCCTACGAACTTTATTGTGCGCTGATCGCTCAGTTGAGAATCCCATATTTTCCCTCCCTGTCCTTAATCTTCTGGTTTCTGCTTTTGAAGTTGATAATTTCTATGTCTGTTTGCAATTCCTGTGGCATCCGTCCAACGATGATCACTCTCAGTGGTTCTAATCTACGGACCATCTCTTGAAACCCCTTACAAAATTCCAGTCGTGATGCTTTCGACTTCACTCGCCCATTAGTGCAGCAGGCAACCGTGCTTCTTTTTGGTATTCCGTCAAAAATCCAATCATAGCAGTATTCCGACGGTATGTTCACGTTTGGAATCACACGAATTCCGTTCTTATGCAGATAATGTGCTATCGCATGATTCCGGTACTTCTGCCAGATATTCATTGCGAATGGCATACCGCCTTCTCCGACTGCCATGCTGAAATCCGGTGCGATCACACTGTTAAAGCATTTTAGATGCTCGATGTATTTATCCGGACAATTCCAGATTTTCTCAAATTCGTTGTCATGGATATAGAAATTAACGGTCAAGTCCCTATGGTTCTTTATCCGCCGGTCAAAGCTGTCTTTGAAGTCGACAGTATCCTTTCCAGGTCTGCCGGTATACCGTGGCATCATGGGGAACTGGTACGGTCCGTCCAACTCTGCTCCCTCGATCATATATTCTCTCATTACGTCGTATGCGGTATGATTCATGGTTATCACCCCTTAAAAACACAAAAAGACATCCTGTTCCGGGAATTGGAACCGATGTCGTCATTAGTATGCTTTCATACTATCAGATATTCACTTAAATGTCAAAAAATTACA